TTACACCCCCTTTCTCACGAGCTCGGCAGCCTTAACGAAAACCTCATCTTCAACGCCATCGCCTTTCTGTCTGCCGAGTCTGACCAGTTCACTCACAATACTGTCGCGATGGATGGGTTGCTGTGCTGAAACAAGACCGATAACGGCGGCACCAATTGCCAGTCCCACTAATCCCGTTTGTTCATCTTTGTTCTTCATGTTTGTGCTCCCTTGTACAACACAAAAAGCGTAGCAGGATTGTGGTAAAACGTGGCGTTGTCACGGATGCTATTTATGCTGTGATACAGGGCGTAACCCCTTAGCTAACAGGTGATGAGGTCGAGGTGTACGTGTCAGAATCGCGGCGCGAGGCCGTATTTGGGCGCATTAATGTTCGCGGCCCAGACCTTGATGTCGTTTTGAAGAAGTAAGGTAAAATCCGATTTCAGATGGTTAACCATGCCGTTAACGCTCTGTGCATCTTTCACCGAAAAATGCTCTATCCGGTTCTGCCCGACCTGAACACAATAATACGTGGCCGGAAGCACTTTGCCATTCACGTTAAGTTCTTGTCGGGTCCCGCCACAGCGCCCTTCGGTGATATAGGAGACCAGCAAATTTGCTGATTTCCGCTCAGGCTGAGAAATGCTCAACATGACCGGGAAACCGTCTGAAGTCTGGGTCATATCGTAAAGAACAGCATTTTTTATATACCAGGTATTATATTCCCGTTCCTGAAAAGCTGACCTCGAAGGCGCAGAAACGACCACCAGCATTGCCAGTGTAATAGTTTGAATTTTCATGAGATGTTGTCATCCGTGTCGTTGCACACATTATTCAGATCGTGCAAAAAACAGCAACACCTTAAGAATATTCCTACTACTATTGGCAGTCGTTTTTAGTGATCTAACGCGGTCATCGCGTTATTTCATTCCGTTTGTACACGCTCAGTACGTTAAAACAGGAAAGAGTTGGTACACCGCCACCATCGCTGAAATACTGACGATGACACTGACAATGAAGTAGGTTTTGAAGGGCTGCTTTTGCGTTTTATGGCGAAACAGTTGCTGACCTATAATCGCCCCGGGCCATCCGCCGATAAGGCCAAATACCAGCAGTGTGGCTTCCGGCACTCTGCGCATGGCCCTTCGCGCCGCCATTTTGTCGGCGCCATACATCGCTAACGTCAGTACGTTGATAAGCAGGAGCCACAGGATGAACGGATGCGAGGTGAATAGACTTCCGATTGCGGCGATCAACAGAAGCAAATAACAAAAGCGATTGAGGGTCATAGCACAAGCCACTGGAATGTTCAGAATATGTCGAAGCCGCATTATACGCGATATCACAAAGCAAGGTTGCTGCCGTCCACAATTCAAAATCCTGTAAAACGTGCTGGCATTCGGCGCAACAATCCGTACCATACACGGCACACTTTCGCATGCTGGTGGTTAACCGCAGGCGCTGACCCGTCTTTTATTGCCAGTCAGATGGGGCACTAAAATGCGCAGAGGGTGTTTGAAATCTAAGCTTCATAGAGTGAAGAGATGAACAGCAAAGAGAGGGCAATGCGGAAAGAAGCTGCCCCTCTAAACCGTTTGCCCCACTGGTGCCCCATTTGAAATTTGAGTACAGATTAAATGCAACAAAATCAAGAAATTAATAAGAAAGAGCAATACAACCTGAATAAGCTACGCTGATTTTGCCAACTTATTGATATCATTTATTTTATCAATTTATTCAAGTGGTTATAGCATAATAACTTCCCCCTGAAGCTACCCAGAACTACATTTTTCGTGCCCTTTTTTTGCCCCTTTTCAGCATTTCTGCCCCCAAATTTGCCCCCAAACACCCTTCTTTTGCGTAGCTCCTTCCAGTTTCGCGACGTGCCACTTTAAGCTACATGTTCCCCAGCATAATCCCCACCGATCTGATTGGATCGGTTTGTTTGTAGAACTGGTTTGTGACAACCGAAACGTTGAGGGTTTGGCGGGTGCCTGAGAGATTATCCTGGCCGAATTGACGAAGCGAGTGCATCAGATTTTCCCTGATGCCGAGGTGAGAGTAAAGCCGATGCAGGCTAACGCGTTAAATAGCGACGCCAGTATAAAGTGTTCAGGAAAAACTGAACCGCATGCTGGAGGAAATGTTTGAAGACGCAAATATGTGGCTGGTGAATGATTAGCAAAACCCGTGTTCGCCTCGTGCATACCTTCAACTACGCAGACATGCACCACTACCCATCGTACTTTCCCGATATTGAACGGCACATCATCTTAGTGGCGTTAAATAATAAGCACTTTTACTACTCACTGTTTTTGCGGTCACTCCAATAGATGCCCTTTTCAGTGCCGCATTAAATGCAACTAACGTTACCGGGCTTGGAGTTGTCTTGGTACGATGTGAATGGCTCTGAAACAAAAACACATCTTCAGGATACTTCTCCCTGCGGGAGTGGAAAATTCTTTTAACTCCTGGCTTAAGAGCAATGCATCTTTCCCTCAGTCCTTTTGTGGCTGAAAGAACAATAATATCATGGCTCACATCATCGAACTTTGCCCCAAGAAGCTGTCCGGGCTTAGCCTGACTCAGATACAACATTGCCCAGAGATCTGACCATGTATCAGAAATATTCTCAAGATTCCGCTTGATAGCAATAAATTCAACTAAGGTAAGCCCCCACACATCTCTCATCATTCCTTTCAGTAGATCCTCTTGTTACATGAATCTTATGTACAAACAGAATCTTCATGGTTGTAACATTCAATATTCGAATTACCGAACAGTGCCCAGCAATCGTAGCTCATTTTTACATATGGCTGTCCGAAACATCAAACATCCTGCTCTCATACTAAGATTTTTTTGTTCTGAACGTTTGCAGTTCCGTATTGTCTAAATAAAAAGTTCATAAAAAATGTTCAACATGGCAACGTTTATAATCGCAAGTACCGTAGTTGTGGCTCTTGGCTTGGTAGTATTGAGCCTGATCAAAATTGGCATAAGCACATCGAATAACCCGGATGAATTTTAATGTGTTGAAGTTCGTGTAACGTCTTTATTTACTGGGAATTTTTTATATAGAGTACAAACGGCCACATCGTAAATGATCGCCACCTGCTTCCGATCCACTCCGTTTGCGATTAACCTGCCAGCCTGAGCCCATTGCTCAGGTGTCAATTTTGGCCGCCTCCCACCGATTCGCCCTTTCTCACGGGCTGCGGCCAACCCAGCCCGGGTGCGCTCCACTATCAACTCCCTCTCCATTTCAGCCAGAGCTGACATGATATGAAAGATGAAGCGGCCCATCGGGCTTGATGTATCAATGCTATCCGTGAGGCTCTTGAAGTGAATGCCACGCTGCCGGAGTTCTTCCACCAGCAGCACCAGATTCCGCATGCTGCGCCCAAGGCGATCCAGCTTCCAGACCACCAGCGTATCCCCCTCATTCAGCGCCTTAAGAAGCTTTTTCAACGCTGGCCGGTTCGCCACTGTTCCGCTCATTTTTTCTTCGAAAATCTGCTCACATCCTGCGCGTTCGAGCGCTTGTCGCTGAAGATCCGTATTTTGGTCATTTGTTGACACCCTGACATAGCCAATTTGCATATTTTTCACCCAATAAATTCTGCAAAAAAATCAGGTGAAGTTATCGGCCATGCCGCCTCGTGACAATCTATAAAACGTCGGTTTGGGAATATCGGATACAGTGATGCTTGCAGGTGTTACCGCAACGACCGGGGATTTGAATGTACAGTCAACAACAGGGAGTGTACGTTACAACGCAGTGGCAGGCGGAGAACATGTTTTTAACTCTGCTGCGCAGCGCGCTCTTTTTAATTGCCCTGTTGCTCTCGCCGCTGGCTCGATTACTATCCCAAACACTGCATCAGCGACCGCACCTTCTGGCCCCGGTATACGTGGTATTTATGCAGGCGCAGACACAGCCAACTTTGACAATGCATCTAACATCAACCTTTATTCATGGTACGGGATTGGTTTCTGCACCGCGTACACATCACCAACTAATGGTGTTCAGGAAGGCAAGCCCGCCGTGTACATCAATACACGAAATGGAACAATTAACGCGAAAGGGGCGGTTCAGGCCAACGGCGTTACTCTTACGTCAGACTGGAACGCAAAAGAGGAAGTGAACATCATCGAACCTGCGGAGGCTCTGGAAAAGATAGCCGCGCTTGATGGTTACACGTTCCGCTATAAGAATGCAGATTCAAAGAGATTAACCGCTGGCGCGCTTGCGCAAGATCTCGATTTAGTGATTCCCGACCTGGTTATTCATGATGAAGCTACAGATTATCTTGTTGCCGATTATATGGGGCTGATCGGCTATCTGATTGCTGCTGTAAAAGGGTTGAAACTGCAAATCGACGAGATTACCAACGGAGAAAATTTAAACAATAACAAAGGGACAAATGCAGAGGGGGAACTGACCGAGCAGAACGGCGCGTGAAAAATTTTAAAGGTCGGTTTAGGAAGTAGCGCGACGAAGGACGTCGGAACCGCCGCAAATAACGTGATGCAGGTAGGCGCATTCGGTATTGGGTCTATCCACGGCGACGGACCACTACTGGACGCTATGGATGCATTCACACCTACCTGTTTCACCTCTCACTCCAATGATGGTCTTACCCAGCTTGGGTTAACTGCAAATACGGGTATTACGTCAATAGTCGTCAACCGGGGAAGCCGTCCGACACGCATTCATCAGGCTTACATTCTGAGGAGAACGTGGTTTTCGTATTACAGTGGCTCGTCTTGGTCATATCAGGAGGCTTACACCACGGGCAATACCACAAAGGCCAGCGATGGCACCCTAAAGGCTGCGTCTCCGGTTGCCCGAATCGTAGCGAACCAGGAAGCCTGCCAGCGCGCCGATATAGCAGAGGATGGTTTCTCCTGGTGCGGCTGCGGAACTGCGAACGCCGAGGCTGAAGGTATCACAATCTCTCGGCTCGATATCGGCGTTTACGTCCTGGCGGGCTCCGATGGTCTTGCGTCGGAAGGCTGGCAGCTCCTGCCGCCAATGGACCCTGGCGGCATGGGAGAACTTGGCGTAGTTGAAGCTGAGCAGACCGAAAACGGAGGCCTGACAATCCGCCTGTTTAAGCGCAAATACATGCTGGGCGATGACGGGGAGATTGTCAAAACGAAAGGGGAACCGATGGACGTGCCGGTGAACAGCTGGATCGATGTTCGGCTCGATATGCCCGCTGATTCAGTTTTCAGGTGTGGACAGTACAGTCTGCAAAGTGACGGAGAAGGTTAGGCAACTGTCGGACCGCGGAGGTCGGCCAGTTCTTTTTCAATGATCTTTAACCTCTCGGCCAGTTCTTTGATGGCCTCAACATACAGGGCGCTCATGGTACTGTAATCCACTGTTTTAAGGTCGTTAATTTCCTCTCCATCTGGAGTTGTTCCTGTTCCGCCAGAACTCACAGCAACGGGCAGAACCTGTTCCAGTTCCTGGGCGATGATGCCTGCGCTGTGTACCGACTCCGATTCTGTGAGCTGAATGCCGAACGTGTAGCCCGTCAGAGAGCATATTTTCTCCAGAGCCTTGCTGACGGGTTCTTTATCAAATTTAACCCGTTCATCTGAGGTCTGGTTTACGGAAACGCAGGTAAACCTGCCATCGGCTCCGAAAGTGAAGCTATATCCATTCGCCCCACCATTATCATTATTATCTGGCCTGATTCGCATAGTGCCATCCCTGCCAGCATAGATTACCCCGCGCGATGCATTCCCACCGACACCATAAAACCACACATGGGCATTCTGCGTATCGCTGGAAGCCCATATATTTGATGATGTGGTTGCTCTCAGTGAGCCGTCGGCGCTGATGCTGTTCTGGCAGTTTATTGGGTTACGAAACTCGAAACTGTCTCCTATGAAAACGTATTTTCCTGCGTAAAAAGTGAAGTCTCCTTTACCGATCCCTCCATTAGAATTACCGCCACAGAGAATACGCGCGTCATAGTCATTAGTACCCAGAAAATGGAAGTCCACAAAGCTTGCAGAAGAGGCTTTTTTCGCTCCAATTTCGAGGCTTCCGAAGTTGGCTGTGGCGCTGTCTCCTAAACCGAGGTTTGTGCGAACGTCTTCTGGCTTCGTTGCTCCGGTCCCCCCCTGGTCAATAGGGAGAGCTCCGTTGCTCCCTTTCTGCGCCAGTTTACCGATGCCGGGGATCGTTACAGAGGTGCCGTTTATGGTAACTGTGATGCTCTGGTTTGCTGAGGTGGTGGCGAACGTCTCCCACGCGCCAATGTTCTCGTCATACTCTTTGATAAGCTGCGACATGGCCTGTGCCAGGCCGTCCACCGAGATATTGTCCGACACAAGGATTCCATACTTCTGACCGCTCAGCGCCGGTGATGCAGCAGGCGTTACCGTCATTGCCGTGGCGCTGTTCACGGATGAAATCTGGAACATCTGCACCGGGTTGGACATAACGATAATTGTCTGGCCAGCGCGAACCTGGCTGGCGGGTGCCGTCCAGTTCGTGCCGGTGCCGGTTGCGGTATTTCCGTTAATGGCGATGGTGCCGGTGTTATAAAGCATATTTTCTCCAGGCAATAAAAAACCCCGCCGAAGCGAGGTTGATTTGAATACACAGTTAATTCAGACGTACATATCAGGCAGAACCGGAAGGCTGAGCGGCGTTATAGTGTTATTGCCGAAAATGGCATACTGCTCGCGACCAAGATATTTCCCGCCCTGAACTGAAGCGTTCCCGTTCTGTATTTTTATCCCGAACATCCGATACACGTACATGCCATTGACCATATGAACCATCAGCCCAAATCTCCCCAGCGGAACATAGCCGCTACCGATGCTCACGGCGCTTGTCGAAGGGCTCCAGAGTTGGTTCAGATATACGAATGGCCGTTTTGTGGTTGAAAACGTACAGGCACCGGCAGCATTGAAAATATTGAGGCCGGTACCAGGCTGCGGCGCTACGCCGCTGGCGAAGATAACGATGTCTATCGTGCCGGTTGCGGGGGCGTCATCATTCGTGGACGGAGGGCTGAAGAACCTGACCGTATTTCCGTCGAAGTCAATCGTATTGCCGCTGTTGCAGCGTCCAAAAACGATATATTTCGACTTGTCATAACCTGCTATCGTGGGAACCGCCCAACCCCCGGTCGGAACATTAACGGTACCCTTCCAGATACACTGGCCTGACTGTGTGGCATTAGTTATCGAGGTGAAGTCTGTACTGTTGCTGATGAGCAAGCCCACCCCACTTCGCTGACCTGTCGGGAATATCTGCCATAGGCTTCCCGGAAACGTGTAAGTGCTATCCCGTTCGCTGATGCGGTTGTCTTTCATCGTTGAGTTCTGCGTGACGCGGCCCCCCGATATGGTGACCGAGTTCATCTTATGAAGCAGCCCTGAATCAAGGTAAGCCGTAGCGTGCGGGATAAACAGCACCTGCGCCCCGGAAACATAACCGGCAATATCCGCGTATTTTGCTTTCTGGTAGCCACTATCAAAACTGGCCCCATACGACGGGCATCTCAGGCCCGCCGTTATCTCCATACGCTTTCCCCCATCATTCAGTTCTATCAATAATCCTGTCGGCATTTTATGACCATGTCCCGAGTACGATCCGGCCACCACCCGGTATATTGATGGTTACGCCATTACCATTGATAACCGTTGTGTTGCCGGAGCCATTGAAAGAAAAATTACCGTTTGTGGCGTAAATCGAGCCGCGAACGGTCACGTTGTTGAACGTCGCGTAGCCTGACTTGTTGATGTGCCAGCCAACGTTCCCCGTGCCGTCCCAGGTTGTGGACTGGATGTAGCTGCCGATTTTGGTGTTGTCGATAGTCCCTTCACCAATCACAGTATTTCGGATAAAGGTCTGCCCGTTCTGAATCACGAACGGAAGCGTAACGGTCGCTCCTGCCTGGTGCGTTACCGCGAAGCGATCAGCCAGGAAGATAACCTGCGACTGCATCCCGGATGGCGTATTCTCAACGCCGATCCCCATCCCCGCCGCGTAATACTGGCCGTTGCTGGATAACCCGACCTTAATGCTGTACATCGCCTTCAGGTCGCCGTTGACGTTCGCAATGGCCTGCGCATTGGTGGTGATCGCAGAAGTGTGGCCATTAACGGTCGCCGTGATGCTGTTTACCTGCGTGGCCATAGCCTGCTGGTAATCCGAGAACGTCTGATTCAGGTTGTTGATGGATGCTTTGTTGCCGTTAACGTCCGTCTGCAGACTCAGCAGAGAGCGCGCCGTTGCCTCCCTGTCGTTGACAATCACCTCATCAATGCGGTCCAGCTGTGCGCTGTTACCGGCGACCGTTGCAGAAAGGGTTTTACGCGTGGCCACCTGAGCCAGGTTGCCCTGAATAATTGCGATAGCCGAGTTTTTCACCCCACCCGTCATGCCGTCCATAGACACGCTGATACTGTCGATTCGCTGGCCCAGCGCGGTATCAGCAGTCGCAACGGTCTGCTCAAGCTCTGAGAGAAAAGACGACACATCACCGACCGTGCTCGAAAGCTCATTAACACTGGTCTGAACCTCTCCGATGTCCTGAGCGTTTTTTGCGATTTCCTGCGCCTGCAGCTCAAGTTCATAGTTGGCCTGCTTGATGTCGTCAGCCATGCCAGCAATTTTTTCATTGCTGTCCACCGCATTCTCGATCAGGTCTTTGAACGTATCGGAGTCTTTAATTTCCTCCAGGATCACATCTGTGACGTCGGAAACATCGATACTGGCCTGACCGCGCACCCATTCTGTGTAACCTGATACGTTACCGCTGCGGTCCACCAGCTGCGCGCGGTACCAGAAAATCTGCCCAGCCTTAAGGCCCATCTGCTGATATTTGCGCTGCGGGTAAGGCACATCGGCCAGCAGCATCGCATCGTCTTCGGTACCGGTCAGGCTGTACTGAATTTCCGTCTTCAGCGTATCGTCGGTATTCGCCGGGAATCCCCAGTTCAGCTCGATACCGAATACCACGTTTTCAGAAGCGATGAAGCCAACCGGCTTCGGTGGATTGCCCACTTTACCCGTCAGCGTTTTCTCTTCTGAATAGCCCCATCCGGACGAGATTTCTGCAGCATTGATTGCGCGTACGCGCACCAGGTAGCGCCCGGCATAAATCCCGGGGACGTCGAATGACGTGGTGGAGCTGCGCGGCACGTTAACCCAGTTACCGTCGTTGCGGCGCCATTGCGCTTCATAGGCAATAGCGTTCTGCGCCTGGTCCCAGCTCACGCGCATCGTTTCGATGCTGATATTTTGCTGCACCACAGAAAACGAGCTGATCACGATGTTCGCAGGCGGCGACTGGTTACCTGGCGGGATCACGCTCACCGGCCGCTGGTCAATGATGGCTCCGGTATCAATGCGATCGAATTTATCCGGATCGTGATTTGCACCGACGATTGTGAACGTGCCGTCATTATTATCAGTTACCGTAATAACGCGATACTGCTGTGCGTAGAGCTCGTCAGACTCAATGACCCATACGGCCTCAGCCACAGGCGTTTCGCTGTAAGCGGTCGTAACGGTCACTTTATTGCCCGTAATCGACTGAATGGTGCGTGACTGTGAAACACCCGATGGAAGATTGACAATCATCCTGTCGTCTGCCGAAGCATCCGGCGCCCTGTCCAGCGTCAGCACGCGACCATTCACCGCAGAGATACGGCCGCCCAGGTCGCGCCCGGAGAGATTTCGGTCCGCTACAGCGATTACATAGCCAGGCTGCGGAATGTTGCCATCTTCCCCTACATTGAAAGTAACAACGCGATCTTTGTTGTTGGTGAGGATCCCCCATCGCCCTTTCCGATTCGCTTCCGACTGACGGGTACAACCGATAGCCGTTATCTCAAGTTGATTAAACCCATAACGCGCAACCAGCGCCTGCTCAAAAACAGGCTCCATCGCATCAGAATAAGCGTTATCAGGATCAGACCAGGACACCAGCGCATTGGTGTAACGGTTCTTTGTGGTGCTGCTGGAATAGGTAAAGCGCCCATCAATAACGTTCGCATGCGTGTATGTAAAATCTACATCTCTCGGCATGTCCGCCAGCGCCACAATCTGGTCGTCGCCCCAGTAGGTCATCCCACGGAAGATGGCAGCAAAATCACGCAGGACCGTATAAGCGTCGTTGCGTTCCTGAATGTAGACGTTGCAGGTATAACGTGGTTCGGTACCACTTCCGCCTTTGCCGTCCGGTACCATTTGATCGCAATACTGTGCAACCTGGTAGAGTGTCCATTTATCTATGTTGGCCGTTGTAAGACGATCCCCAAGTCCGAAACGGTCGCTAACCACCAGGTCGTAGAAAATCCATGCAGGGTTATCGGTCCAGGCCCATTTAAATGTCCCAGCCCACGTACCGCTATAAGTGCGGGTTTCGGGGTCGTAAGTATCCGGTACGCGGATAACGCGGCCGCGGGGCTCGCAGGAGATCTGCGGGATAGAGCCGTTAAATTGGCTGGAATCGAATTCGATATAAAGCAGCGCTGTGTTTGGATAGCGTAATTTGGCGTCAATTACCTCGGTGAAGCTCTGCAGCATCATCGTGTCGCCGATCTTCGAGCTGTTGGCATCAGACGTAATCTTACGCAGTCGGATTGTCCAGGTACTGCCAGCCTGAGGTAAATCAATACGGTGGCTGCGCTCGTAACCTGAAGTCGTTTTGCCGGTCACGCTGGTATTGAGTACCGTCTGCCATGTGCCGCCGTCCGTCTGCAGGTCAATCGCATAATTAACCGAGTAACCGACCAGATCGCCGTCGTCCTCCTGCTTGAAAAGCGAAGGCCATTTCAGGCGCAGGCGAACCGCTGAAAGCTGCGTATTGGTAAACGTGCGCGTCCACGCTGTAGCGCTCGATACCTCAGTTCCCACGTTGATTTCGTTTTCGGTACCGGGTATGCCCTGAATATATTTTTGCGCCTGAGTTCCCGCGCGAAATTCCCACGTAACGCCGCTGAAGTTTTGAGATCCGTCAGCATTCTCCAGAGCCGTTCCGTCCAGGTAGATATCTTTCGACGTCAACTGCCCTGCAAATTCGCCCTCTCCCAATGCAACGAGGATTTTTGCCTTTGCTACAGATTGCAGATCATCAGGTTGTTCGGTAGGAGTTCGGGAACTGGAGCTGCCGCCCTTGCGGCCTTTTATAGCGATTGCAGTTGCCATATTGCGCCCATAAAAAAAGCCACCCGAAGGTGGCTTATTTCTGAAGAAAATTTGTTAGATGTTTGTTTCGCTAAATGGGTTTACAAAGTCAGCTTCAGCTTTGAAAAACGGACAATCGCTTGAAGTCGTTACTGATACAGGAAGACCGTTATCTTCAACGTCATATAGCTTGGAATATTTATCAGAAACCTTTCCTGTTAAGTCCTCTAGGCAAATAACATCTTCGCCACGTGTTACTATCACTTTCGCATTTCCACCGATTAAAATTCCCTCATCGACTCGATGCAGTCCTGAAATGGTCAGTCTCAAGTATTTTTTCATTGTTGATCCTCCACATAAATCCCGGCAGAAATAATCGCGCCGCCGATTCGCCGGCGGCCATAAAGAAGTGGTACCGGATTTCCCTGGGCTGTCGTGTTGGTTACTCCACCAAAGGCGTAGCTGGCTTGGTTATCCGCAGATTGCTTACTGGCGAGCCCGGTTGTCTGTGGAGAAAGCATCTGGACTACGCCGCCGATCGCCATTGATGCCCCAATCCCCGCCACAGCTCCCCATCCACCAGCGAAAGCGGTACCACCAATCCCGATCGCGGCCCCTCCCGTGAAGAACGCAGCAACAGCGACAAGGGCAACCCCGAGGATTGTCTGAAATACCCCGGCTCGCTTACTGCCGATGATCACCGGCGCGATGCGGATTTCCTCTGTGCCCCTGTCCATACTGAGTTCATCGTTTAAGAGGTTTCGTTTCCCGCTGAATACCGCATAAGTTAAACCTCGTTGCTTACTGGTATTCAGGAAAAGCTCAAAACCCGGCACGATTACGCTCAGGGCGCGGATGGCCTCTTTTGGTGAAGCTACTGATAAACGATATTCACGCCCGAAGGTGGCGCCTAGCACGCCGTACAATCGAATTGTGCGGACCGGCTCAACATTGAGTAATGCAGCCATTTTTCCCCCATAAAAACTGTCACAGGCGGTTATCAGAAACAGTCTTTAAAGCGCAGTATTTTCATTGTGCGCTCACGCCAGTAACCGCCATAAGGTACGCGCTGGCTCAGATGCCCATAAAGGTGGTGCAATAGCATGTTGCCTTCCAGCAGAATCCCCGCATGATTCCACTTATCAGCCTGAACCTGCATGATCACCATATCGCCTGGTTTCGGTGGCCCGTCGAATTCACGGAATCCGCACTCATACCAGCAATCCTGATAGAAGTTGTCAGGATAGTCATTTTCCCACCAGGGATAATCTACCCGGTAATCGTGAAGCTCTATCCCGTGCGTTTGCCGGTAATAGCTCATCACCAGCCCCCAGCAGTCGAAGTGACCAAGTACAAACGGGCGCTTCAGCAGCGGCAATTCTCCACGCGGCTGGATGGTCCGTAAATCCCCCTCCGGCCAGCTCACGATATGCCAGGGTAAAAGGGTTGCATCGCATTGCGCTTTATCCAGTTCGCTCGGTTGCGTCGTGGCATCAGGATGGCTGTGAGCGATGGCGATCACCTTCCCCCAGTCCTCAGCAGCTGCATAGTCTTCGGGACAAAGGACAAAACTTTCATCCGACGCCGCGGCAAGATTCCGGCACGGGAAATAACGTTCAACACGGCTTTTCTGCGCCACCACGCCGCAACACTCGCGAGGATACTCAGCTGCAGCGTGGGCCATAATCGCATCGATGGTTTTCTGACGCATATCAGCTCCTGATCAAAGACGTGCCCGGGAAACCACCAAACGAGAGTTCGTTATTTTCACCGAACCGAAGTTTGCAGGCCGTCAGCGTGCCGTTGCATTCGTCCAGAGACGGATCGCTCACCGGGTTGTTGTTTTTATCGAAATAGCGGGTTCCGGCATAGTCGCAGCCGTCGCCGGTGCGATATTTATTCCGGATGCACCAAGTACACAGAGAATGAAGCTGGCGTGTGGGAATCATCTTTCCCTGTAACGACATTGGGCTATCGAGTAAGAACTCGATACGTTCGCCCGGAATTTCGCTGTTTTTACCATCGATGTAAAAAACGCGTTTTCTGACCTGTTGTGGGTCAGCTGTTGCGTTGCCTGCGGGGAAATTCTGCGCATCGAGATAATGCGAATATGTGTCATGGATGGTAACTTTCGCCTGTAGCATATCGTCATAAGCAAGGCACAGCGCAGTAATCTTGCTTTCGATATCTGCGACCGTCAGTGTTGGCTGGGCGCTGCTGCCGTCTGTTGATGCTTCCAGCCCCTCAATCTGATACGGCCAAGCGGCGTACTCTTCCCCCTGCCACCAGATACTTTTCGCCTTCAGCTTTGATTCATCACCACCAGCGGCGGCGATTTCTTCTTCCGTGTGCGGGAGGTTATACGCGTGAAATCGCAGTACATCATCCACGCCGAACGTAGAGCCATCAACTTCGATAAGCCGGACCTTATTGCCGGGTTCAAGGCTTTGATAGTCTGTTGTGATCATGGTGCGTACGCCTGTTTGAATGTTGCGGAAATGGTCATGACGTTGCTGGATAAGGGCCGAGACTTGATTGATTCGGCCTCAATGCGATAGAGCCCAGTTTCGCCAACTGGAGATGTCCAGATAAATGCCTTTGTGACGTGAGAACGAAAGAACTTCAGGGCCTGAAGCATGTCCGCTTTTTTCCCCGTCAGTGTGACAGGCCATGACTGCTTTTCAGGGTTAATGCCTTCCCCGGCGATCTGCTCATAGCCGTCGCCAAATGTTGCAGAGCGGGTTTTTAGGCTGAACGTCCCTTCCATTCCCGCCTGTATCTGTGTTTGCCAGGTGAACGTTTCCAGGGCCATGTTTGCTCCATAAAAAAAGCCACCCGAAGGTGGCTTGTGACCGAATGAGAAGGAGATTAGCGGGTTTCACAACCAAGCTGAGACTTGTCGATAATCTGCGTGCCTTCAACACGATAACCATATGTGCCGAACAGAAATGCGTGGTTTAATTGATAAATAACAACATCGCTTAGGCCTACGGAACACTTATCTTTTTCAATAGCCCGATCCATTGCAGTTTTAACGCTTGGAATGCCCAGCGGGAAAATAACAATTGGGGCTTTGTCTTCACCAGTCACACGTTGACCTTTTTCAAACTTAGCTGCGTTCAGGTTGTAATTTTTGGTACTACCAACGGTCATATCAGCTACACGAACAGTACAGCCAGACAACATTAAAGCCCCAAGAGCTAAAGCCACTACCTTCTTCATTTTTTATTTCCTTTAATTGCAATCGGAAACATCTTAACACGATGAATAACATGATCAAAAAAAACACCGAAGCGTCTTATCTTGATTTTGTTGCATTCCAGATGAGGCCGCCAGGCTGAAGTTGTTTCGCGATACCTGCCCGAACAGATTGATCAATAGTCTGTTTGTAAGCCCGAGAAATAGCGTCGTTGCTACCAGATGCCTGCTGCTGAGTGTTCTGGTTATGAACGACCACGGACGTTTGAACGGTTACGCCGCCAGTTGCCAATGATTGCAGCCCGTACATCGGTGCGTTTCCAACATAGCCGCCGTTTGCATACCCCTTAGCTCCGCGCATAAGCGCATAGAGATTGCCCACACCCAATGCACTGGTCGCTTCCTTCGTAAATACAAACTCACCACCATGAACTACGCCTTTCGGTTGGTACTTACCACCATCACCGGTGTAGCCACCGCTATCGAATCCCGGCACCAGACCGCCACCAGAGAAACCAAAAAACGCCCCGATACTCGTTCCACCAAAGGCTGACTTCATTCCATTAACCAGAGCCAGTTGAGTCAGCATCTGGGCGATGCCCTTCAGGAAGGTAGTCATGAAATCTGAGAAGTTAGATTTACCTGTTGTGAAGAAATCAGTCAGGGTGCTGGCCATCCCGGTGAACGCGTTGCTGGTAACCGTCTGCACCTGGGAGTACACATTGGTCGCGCTGTCTTCGAAATCAGCCCAGCCCTTTTTCGCGCCGGTCAGCCAGTCACCGCGTAGCTGATCCTCAGCATCATAGTAATCATTCGCCGCTTTAAGCTGCTTCTGATAGCCCTCGGCGTCAAGCGTGCCGCCGGAGTTGATCCAGCCAGAAGAGAGTTGGCTCTTTGCCAGCTCACGTTGTGCCTGACGGTCACTCATCCCGGCACCATTAACTAATGCAGTCTGCTTCTCTGCCATCTGAGTGACGTATTTCTGCGAGGTATCCATTCGCTTGTTCAGTTGTTCTTGTGCGGTAATCTGATCACCTAACAGGGCTTTCTGCCGTGCCAACTGAAGCACCTGGTCTTTACTCGCCAACAGGGATTGCTCCTGCTTTGTCAGTGAACGTGAACGCGAGGCCTCCTCCAGCACCTGAAATTTCGCTTCAGTCGTCCACAGATCTTTGCGCTGCTGGCTGATAGTGTCGTTCAGCCCTTTATGCTGCTGCAGCGCGCGTAACTGTGCCTGAAGCGCCAGTAATTCGGCCAGGGCAGCATCCGTGCTGCGATCGCCAGCCGATAAAGTGCCCTGCTTTCCGGTTTTGGTCTTTTTGCCAAAAGCAGCGACTCCTTCTCGATCCTTCTGGGTGGTTGCGGTACTTATCTTTCTGGTCGTATCGAGGTATTTACCTGCACTGATATCAGCGGCATCCCAGTCTTTTTTCAGCTGAGAAACGCTGTCACCATATGCGCCGGCCATTTGTTCGTTGTAGTCCTGCCATCCCTGCAAAGTATCTGTTTTCGCCCAGTCGGGAACGAGGTTAATCGCGGCAGCGATAGAGGAAGAAATAATCTGGTTCAGCTTCTGGAAAACGATCGCAACGCTGTAATAAATTGCGTTGAATTCCTTCAGTGTGTTTGATGCCAGTTCAGCTACCCACTGACCGATACTCTGCATAGCCTCAGACGCCCAGCCCTTGATATCCAGCCACAGGCGACCAAACGGTGTCAGCGAGTCGTAAGCCTGCTCCCCACGTTTTGCCATCGTATCGCCAAACAGGTCCATAGCCTGCGTAACGGCCGCGGTCTGGTCCTTTTGCTTTATCAGATCGTCAACATGCTTAAGTTGTGAAACGGTCAGGAAATTATATTGTTCGTTGAGACTTTGCAGCGCTTTAACAGGGTCTTTTTCGATGTCCTTATAGGCTTTGGCAATGTCCTGCGCCGAGACTATACCGGTCTGAACCGCCAGCGCCGTGGAGCCCGCCGCTTTTTCAAGTTGCTGCTGTGTCAGCGATCCCATGCCTACCAGCTCAGTCATCAAACTCTGAACGGTTCCTACAGTAGCGCCAGTAGAGGCTGCAATAGACTGAGAGGAAGCCATGATCTGGAGCGCTGACGTGCCGGCAATGTTGCCAGTCCTGATAATGGCCTTGTTGATTTCGTCGTAGGCGGTGAAGTAGTCTGATCCCGCTTTGGCCGCAATCAGTACAGCGCCAGCCAGGCCACCAATGGCCACTCGGGCAGGAGTCACCATCGACAACATCGCTTTCAAAGCATTGCCTACACCGCCAAACGAGTCTCGTAGCTGACCGCCCTGCTGAATAGCAACCATATAAACCGGCATACCGGAAGCCAGTGAGGTCACAATGTCGGTCATTTGCATCGGGAGATAACGCATAGCATTGCGATATTGGCCCGCGCTGATAGCCCCAGACTTCCATGCTTCTTCCTGCTCTTTCAGCTTTGCGATCATTGGGGCAGCACGATCGGATACGCCGAGTTGGGCAGCTTTTAGCTCTAACAGTTCTGCGCGCGTTTTTCCGATAGCTGTGACCTGCTCCTCCAGTGAATCGATAAAGGTTTTGCCCGCTGCAGCTGCACGCTGCGCTGCCTGTGCCTGTTCAATGCGAGCCCGTCCCTCTGCGGTCTCAGACTCCATTACCTGTGCCAGTTTTGCCCGCGTCGTCTCAAGCACGCTGTTGTAACGAGTAAAGTCCTCGTCTCCCACCAGCCCTTTACCGCGAAATTTCGCCAGGCTCTCCTGGATAGTGTCCAGCTCATCCAGCGCCTTGTTTACCGGACTAATTTTATTCAGCAGGTTCTGCAGTTCCTGACGCTGCTGCTTCAGGCTTTCGCTGTTCTTCTTCTGGTTATCGATGCCGGTGCGGAACGTACTGTTCAGGTCATCCGCTTTACCTGCAGCGGCGGACGCGGTCTCCTGAAAGCGATCCAGTGCCTGGTTACCACGCTCCAGCTCACTGGTATTTACGCGCAGGGAAATCGTGGCGATGTCGTAACTCATTCCGCCCTCTCTTTATGCATAACTTTTAGTGCGGCGCTCTCCATGATTCGAATGTCCGAAAGCGCGGTTGCCTCGTCGTCGACGTGGTGCAGGCGCATCATCCAGGGCAGCACGTTGTAATCAAGCCCTGATGCGCCTCCCATGCCCGTGCGCCACTGTGTGCTGACAGCCTGAAACACCAGGAATGAAGGCCATACATCTGGCCAGACGTCAATGTACTGGTCATCGTAATCGTCCGGCGTAAGCCCGTAGGGTGCCAGTTCAGCCGCCGTCGGTTCAGGCGTATAGAACGCAGAGGCAACCGCTATCAGTTTTTTTCGCGGTGTCCCATCAGCTCGCGATAGTACGTTTCCGGAATGGCCTTCATGGCCGCCGGGTAATTCTCCAGCAGCACCGACAGGTTTTCCGCGTTGAATGCATCGGGAAGTGCCCAACCTGAAATGATTTCCATCAGAAAATCAGTGGCGGTTTTGCCTTCGAGTTTTTCCAGGTCAGCCAGTTCTTTAAGTGGTTTGTGATTAAACGTGAATGTCAGCACGCCATCCTCATCGCCGGCTCGGGGGATCGAGACATTGGCCTTGAATGTTGGTTTGGGCTGAAGAGTGAATTTGGTCGCCATCGATACCTCTTAACGGAAAAAGCCTCCACTATGGGAGGCATGGAATAGTGAAAGCTCTGACGGGTTAGGCGGCAGCATCAGTCACCTTGTAGAACGTCATCGCCGGTGACTGCAGGTTCAGCACCACACTTACTGTCTCGACCTCGTTAACCGCAGTAGTTGGCGTATCGTCAAAGGACGCCGTGGCCGCCCAGTAACGGTTTTCCTTCGCCTTCGGTACGTACATGTAAGCCGCGACCGTCTCTTCGTCTTCGTCCAGTTGACGCAGCAGTGGGTATACCGGAAGCGTGGAGTCATGAGCGATCGAGTAGGTCTGGGAAACTGCTGATTTGTAGGTGTTCAGGTTGCGCTGTCTGTCATCGCTGAGGAACTGAATCTGCGTGGTGTTCTGATCACCACCAGCTTTTGATACTTCTGTGATTTGTGGCAGTTCGGTCCACTCAAGCACCTTGCGGATTGAGCCGGAACCGCCACCAGCAGCATATTTGTTTTTGTTAGTGGTATTGATATTGCGCAGAGTTACAGCGCTGTCTGCAATCGCTTCAATTTTCGCGATTACGTTATCAATACCCGACCAGTTGCAGTTCACATGAACGATATCGCCAGCCGCAAGTTCATCGGGGTCACTGACAGTGATCACCACATGCTCGGCATTCGTCGCGCCGGTGAACGTAATAGCCGGGCCGTAGCCCGACGCCAGATAAACGTGAGCGCCGTTAGGCAGAGCAAAGCCCATTATGGTTTCTCCTTCAGAAACAAGAAAACCGGCCTTAAGCCGGTCAGATGTGGAGCATCAGAGAGGGAATCAGCTGATAATGTCAGCCCTGTAATTCAGGCTGACAGGAACTGTGTAGGACACAGATGTAGGGACACCGCGGAATATGCCAGGTTGACTGCTAATCCAGCAGGTGAAGTCATTGCCTTCGATTCCCAGCCCTTCGGGGAACAACTCAGCAACTCTGCCCGCCAGAGCAACCGCGGAGGTACGCCCGGAACCGGCCGGCGCCACCACGTTAATCTGGTATACGCCAGAATAAGTCCGGCAGCGCAGACCGAGGTCTACCGTACGCGGCGTGGCGGGCATATCATGGACGGCAAGATAGAGCCCATCAGACGGCGGTGTGAAAGGCACGTTTTCCCAGGCAACCGGGATATCTTCAGCATCAGCCCACTCGCCGAGCTTTGCAGCCAGCGCCGCCGCGATATCGGGAATCATTTAGTCACCTCCATTACTGCTTCCTCAAAGAATCGCTGAAAATCAGCTGCAGTTATGCGGACCATTCCTCCAGGAGCCTGTGTGGAATGCCCCATTTCCAGCGGATAGGCATAGGGCACGTTGTTGCAGAAAAAAATGGACTTCATCCCAACTTTGAAGAGTGACAGCGTGTAGTTCCCAGCCGCCTTTGTCAGATCACCTGTCTTATCAATCCGGCCAGTCTCGTCTGTCGTTGGTGCATCAAAGGACACCTGCCAGTTACCGCGAAAACGGCCTCCCGTATAGCCCGATGGCGCTTTGACATCCATCCCATCCACCAGCCGTGCCTTTTTCTTTAGCCGTCCAGTTTTGGTCAAGTTGTCGGGGTTCGCCCGTTGCGCCTCGTTGTGGTCGTACACAGCGCGATTATAGGAAACGGCTGTTTGGTTAACTTCCCACAACTCCGGGTTGCCCACTGGCGACATCATCACCAGTTGATTAAGGATCCGAATGCCGACTGCGCGTACGACTGCTTCCTGATTCGTTTTGGAATTGTCCACGAACGCGGTGATGGCAGCCGTGAACGCCTTATTATCGCCCATGTTATGCCCTCAACTGAGCTTTGTAGCAGAGCACCACAGCGCCAGGTTTCACCGGGTTAGGTTTAACTACACGGTGGCTTACGCCGTCCACGTCGATCAGATCGCCGATTTTCATTTCCTGCTCTGCCGTAAAAACGATCTGCACGTCACCGTTAATGATGACCGTTCCATCAATTTCACCTGGCGCGTATTCGGTCTTCACGCCCACAGCAGTAAAACGGACCGCTTCAGTTTTATGCTCAACGCCGCCGATAACCGTTACCGAACCTTTACGGGTGACGTTGTACGTCGCGCCGTACTGCCTGAGCATGCGGGTCGTTCTGGCCAACATACGTTGGTAATCAATCGCCATATCAGGCCCTCTCTACAAATGCATTGATGGCGTAACCACGACCACCAGCGAGGTCGCCCAGCAGCGCCATAACGGCAGGATAGGACGGTGTGAAGACTTCACCATCTGCGACCGCATAGGTCATGGTTACAGCACCTTCCACACGTTCAGTTTTCACAGCGGCTTCACGAACGCTTGAAAGCAGATCGCCCTCAATCGCCTCGATAGCCAGCATGCATTGTGCAGTAATAAGCTGCCGCGGCACCTGGTCAGGCGGGAAATCGTGTCCATCCAGAATGACGTTCACACGTGGCCAGGCCAACGGCTGTCGAGGGTCGGCTTTGGAACCTACCCAATCAAGCCCTTCCAGATAGTCCATCGCCTTAGTCAATAACGGCGCGAGCTTTTCAGGCAACTCAATCGCTCTCAGTTCGGCAAACGATCTCAGATCGTCTTCGCTGGCGTAACTGTTAACGTCAGCGGCGGTGATATCGGTATTAATCATCTGAGCATCCGTAGAATGGGGCTTACGCCCCATCGGTTAGCCAGCGGCGGGCGCGGTGAAGGTGATTTCCTCACTGGATTTAGCAATACCATCAACAGTACCGGTGACCGTAAAGGTTCCGGCCGTATCAGAGGTGAGTTTGACCGTCGCCCCGCCTGCAGAACCGGTCTGAGAACTGGCCGTGCTCAGCGTGCCGCCTGTGGATGTCCATGCGACGGTTTTACCGGATACACCGGAGCCATTCAGTGTGTACTTCAGAGAAACAGTTACCGCATCGATGCTGTCAGCGGTTGCGGAGGTTTTATCCGCTGACAGCGTTACTCCCCCGCCGCGGATCCCAGCTTAATCAGCACGCCAGCCGTAGATTTGTTGCTGGTGAAGTGCTTCTTCCAGTTACCTGCAGTGCCGATTTTGGTCAGGTCTGGGTTATCGCCTTTGGAGGTATCCCAGCTGTAACCCAGCAGGTCGACATTCACCACGCCTTCAGCGCGATAGCCAACCGCAAGGTTTTCCTGATCGTTGATATCGTAGGAACGGAAGCCCGGCGCCTGAGATTCGGTGACGGTAACCGCTCCGGCCACCAGCCCAAGGATCGCATCAGCGTCCATAGTGTCGGTAACCAGTACAGGTTTACCCAGCGTGCCCGGCTGCCCGCCGTAAACCACAACGCCTGCTTCTTCGTAGATTTTGTTGGCAATCGCCTCATCCACGATGTCGAAGTAAGTGGCGGAGTGCATAACGAAGAGCACCACACGGTTGAACTTATCGCCGTATTTACGCAGGCCGCGCGTCAGGGTCTTCTTACCGTCTGTTTCGATATCGGCGGTGACTACCATATCCGCGTTGGCGCCAATAGCTGCCGTCAGCGCCTTCAGGCCGTATTTCACGTAGCCTTCTAGCGTCGCGTCAGCCACATCAGTGCCGATTACTTCGGAAAACTCGTCAACCGAGCGGCCGCGGCGTTTGAACGCTTCTTCAGTAGTTTCGTATGGACCGTATTTCCACGGCGCTTTGACGGATACTGCTTCACCGGCGCCAATCTTCTTACCCGTCACCTTTTCGGTGGAGTTAACATCACGCGATTCAATAGAGCCGCCCACCTTGTAGAACGCACGCTTGCGGAAATCGCCTTCAATCAGCTCGTTATCCAGCAGGATCGCGCCGTTGGAGGACGCGTTGAAAATAGCCAGGTTGTCCTGGCGGCGCTCGAGGAAAGCGGTCTGTGCCAGGTCGTCATAAATGATCAGGTCACTATTAACAGTGGTAGACATGGGTTAATCCCTTATTTCGGAAGTTTGAGGAAGGCCTGCTGGCCATGCTTACGGATGTAGTCCGCTTTATCACTGGCGCTCATTTCTGAACGTTTCAGGATGCCACCGCCACCGGGCTTGTGTCCGCCCGCGCCAGTACCTTCAGCGCGAGGGAATAGGTGCGGGGCCGTCTCTTTGAGAGACTCCGCCCATTCGAGGGGGGTCAGCGGGGTTTTGCCATCTTTACCGAACAGAACATCGCCATTTGCATCAACTGCTACGGCCTCGCCTTCGTCGTTGAGCTGGAATGTGCCTTTGGCACGCAGGATCAGATCGTCTGATGCTTCCGGCAGCGCGCCTGTCTTCGCGGCTGCAGCTCGGATTGCATCACCCAGGACGCGGTCCCGGAATTTGTTGGAGAACGCTTCGGCTTTGTCCGCGCGTTCGTTTGCTGCTTTAATCTTTTTATCGACATCAGCACGCAGGCGCTCGGTGCGCTTATCGAGCACCTCATCAATTTTTCCGGCGGCGATAAGCTTCGCCTCTTCGTCGTCAGAAAAACGCTGCAAGATGCCGCGCACCGCGTCTGGATCGATACCTTCAAATCGGGACAGGTTTTCTTTCTGCTGTTTAATGGTGCCCAGCAGTTCGCTATTTTTCGTTTTGAGGCCAGTGACTTCGCTGGTCACGCGCTCATCAATCAGCTTCTGGATTTCAGGAGTGATTTCGATACCACCGCCACCGCCGCCCTCACCGCCGCTTTCAGGTGCGTAATATTTCAGAAGCATGTTTCGAATTAACATAATTTCCCCTCGGGATTTTGCCGGGCCTCGCCCATAAAAAAGCCCCGGCGGATGCCAGGGCGTGGAGTAAGATGTGATTGTTAGTTGTCTGCGCCTGAGAGCTGCTTCAGACGTTCCAGGCTGATCCATTCGCCTTTGTCTGTAAACATATCAGCCAGGTCTATTTCCCCCGCGCGGAACAGACGTCCACGCTCGGCACCCAGAACCTGATCCTGGCGTTGTGCCGACTGGCGTGCGAGCCATTCCAGATACGAGGTTTTCCCCGGTACCTGTCCATCCATGCTGGCACGAGTCCCCTCGTCCATCTCGTCGATATCGATGCCGAGTTCGCGCCACGACTTGAGGATCAGGGTTTCGGTAGAACGGCAGCAGAAATGAATCTTCCCGGGTCCCTGTAGGTAAGGCACCTTATGCCCGACCGGTTTGTTATCCAGGGTGTAGCGCAGCAGGTCACGAATAATGCAGTCGTGGCTGGTTTTATTGTCCAGCGTAGACAGCCACTGCTTACCTTTTACGATATCGCTGTTGGCACTGGTGAAGCTGTTGCGTGCTGTGGCAGCCAGATGATTCACGGCTGTTTTAGCGATGCTGGCGGCGTTTGCCCTGCTCATCTGCAGCGCGCCGTCGCGATAGTCTTTGTTGGCGTGGCCGCGAACACTGCGCGCGATTGTTTCTACCGTGTCGCCGGTAAGATACCCCCTGCGGACGGCGTTCACGATCCGCGCCAGCCTGTCCGATTCCAGATTCTCCGCCCACTCACTCAGCAGCCTCCCCTGAAAGGGCTGCGCCATCGCCGCGGCATACACCATATCGGCGGTGATGCCCTGCAGCGGATAGTGAGACAGGACCTGTGAAGGCAGAAGGGAATCGAACAGGCTCATCTGATAACTGGCCTCGCTCTTTGCCAGCGCCACCAGCTCATTCTCGAGCCCTGACTGCATGGTGGCTACGGCCTGATGGTTAAGCTCGCGCACGCTGCCCAGTAAACTCTGCAAACGGCTAACGGTGAAGCTCTCAGGAGGCAATCTGTCCAGCGCATCGAGCAGACGTGCCGACAGGTCAGCATCCGTCTCGTTAAGCAACTTCACCATCCGGTTTGCCACGCCCGTAGCGTAGCGGCTAATCCAGACGGAATGAGCAATAGCCTCATCCCGCAGTCTTTCGTTCACGGTTGCCATATTAGCCCCCGGTCAGCGTTGGTGCCTGATTGCGAAGCGTATCAATAACCTCGTCAGGACTGTCGGCCGGGTCAATGAGATCGAGCTTCTGTAATGCTCGAATCATATCGCTATCGCGCAGCGCACCGGACTGCCAGGCATTGACGATTGCCGTCACCATGCCTGACTCGGCAACTTTCGCGATGAATTCCTGGTTGATCGTGTAGCTCGTCGATTCACCCTTGATGCCGAGATATTTCGCACACCAGCCAAGCGCAAGCGTGTAGGCCTCAGAAACGTTTGAAACACAGATACCGAGCACCGATGTTGATGATGTTTGCTCACCGCTCGCCTGGGTTGCCGTCTTCGCCGTGGCGTTCTGCTCAATCAGCCGGGCACCCAGCTGCACCATGTAGTCGCGCTTGTTGTCCATGGCCTCCTTAGCCAGCATGTTGGGCTGCGCCTGGGCGTAACCAAACGAGCCTTCTTTGGGAAGCAAAAGCGGTGATCGGGAACCAATTTTCACGCCCTTCTTCTCGAGGTGGTCGCGCCAGCCGGTATCGAGCCCAGTCATATACGGCTGCACCTGGCCACAGAACCACACGCTGTCTTCATAGTCAGCACTGTTACGGTAATGACCGTGGTTTATTTCCACCAGCGCAGCCAGCGGTGAATCATCAATGGTAGGATCGTTGTTCTGGGCCCCGACGAATGTGAACGGGATTTCATCCCAGTAGTCCTTTCCTTTCGGCTTAGGGTGGTACTCACTGTCAACGGTGTAGGTTCCATTTGCAGTGCCACCAGCCCGGCGCCATACGCGGCATATGAACCGCCCTTCTTCCAGCGCCAGCTCGCGGTACTGGATTTCATCCTTATAAGCGTAACCATCCGGCTCTTCTACGCATTCGCGCAGGACCACCAGCACCAGCTGATCGCGACCGTTAATTCGCTTCGTTCGCCAGTTAATGATGTTCTCTGCCGGATAGCGGAGGATGATTGCTTCGTCGGACTCTTCAGCGTAATCGACGTAAATGCCCTCTCGCGCAACCTCAAGCACGTTCTCAGCTACCAGCTGCGACTGCTGATAGATGCTGGTACCGGCCCCGTCAGCATTGTCTAACAGGTATTTGAGCTTTTCAGGACCGTTAAACGTGGGGTCCTTGCGATACGCCATGCCAAGCATGCCGATTTTGGTATTACCGGCTATGGCGTAGAACACCGCGCGGCTCAGATAGTCCTCATTACGTTTGCGGTTACGCGTGGATTTATCGGTCGGGTCGAGATAAGGAAGGTACTTATTACCCGCTGCCTTTACAGCCTCAGCTCCTTTGCAAAAGTCCCTGAATTTCCGCCAGGCAGCAGAAGCCGCCCGGTGTTCTGGTCGAACCCAAGTGATGTCGTCGTTTGCCATATCAGAAAGTGGTGTCCATGGTGATTGAGTATGCCGGTTTCACGATCGGGTAATCCTTCACGATGAAGTACCCACCAGCATCATTGGGGTGATCGTTATCAGCTGATTTGTCCGGTTCGCCATTAGCCGCCCAGATTTGCTGCTCAAGGCTCTCGGTGTAAACCGGGCAATTCTGGACGTTCACAAGGTAGCGGCGCTCGCCGTTAGCGTTGCAGAACATGGCGTTCATCGAGTTAATACGGTCTTTAACCGGCGGGTTTGCATCATCAACGATGACGCTGAATCCGGCATCGTTAAGCTGGGCAATATCGGTCTTGCTGGCGTTCTGGGATTTGCGGGAGTCGCCTGAGGCATCCGGGTAGATGTAAATCTCCCGGCTCTTCACATAACGCCCATCCTCATATCGCCAGAACTCTTCCTGGATGCGCTTAATCATCGCCGGGGTATCATAGACCTTCACCAGTTCACGAACCGCGCGCGGTAGGCCGTTACGCTTTACGTGAACAATCGCGGCCATTTTTCCCACGTTGAAGTCCATACCGATGAACAGCGGATCCCCATCCTGAATCTCGTCAGAACAGTTATTCAGCTTGCGGTTGAACGTGTGGTAAATGGTCCCGCTGTTGAGGTTGGTGAACTTGCCGCGAAGATAGGCCTGAATCAGTTCGTCGGGGTAAGAGCTCAGCAGCGACGGGATGTAATCAGGTGGTAGATTCTTCGCATTGTCGAACGTGCTGGCCTGTATCAGACCGTACAGGGCCGAGAGCTCTGGTTTTTCACGCACCGCCTTCACGAACTGCTGGTAGACGAATTTAAACCCTTCCGGCGTGGTCGTGACGTCAATACCGTTACGCAGCCCATCAACCTTATAACGCATACGGGCTATGATTTTTCGCCACGCCTGCTGCGCTTTGGCAGCCGCCATGACGTCCAGCTCATCCACCATCGCATTACCGATTTTGAAACCGACTATAGAGCCAGGTTTCTCCATCGAACGGCAAATTGTTGTCCCGCGGTACCGTCGCCCCTCGTAGAAGTGAACCTCTTTGTTCCCCTCATTGATTTTGACGCTCAACCCCCAGTCAAAGGCCACCTCTTCAATCGTCGGGTAGAAGATGTCGCGGATTTGTGGGTACGTGGGCGCGAAATAGCCCTGGTTAATCTTCGGGTGTTCCCACATCCCTTTGCAGATGCCGCCACAACCCACCCACGTTTTACCGGAACCGAACCCGGCAACGTAGGCTTTAAACTTGTGCTTCATCGCGAGGAAGCGCGCCTGAGGAATATTAAGTGTCGGGCTGATCCCCATCGTCTGCCCTCGCATCCACTACGTTGATATTGATCTGCACTGGCGTTGGTTCGTCGTCTTCACCATCACCCGCCAACTCCTTGCGGAGTTTCTCAACCTCCAGCTGCCTGCGTTCTATTTCAACCTGCTGCAGGCGCTGCGCGAATTCACTATCAGCCAGGCCAAGGCGCTTCATAACAGCTTCAAACATGCGCTCACGGCTGATGGCTGTGATTTCGACGCCGTTCTTGCCGACCTTCACTCCAGAGTATGCGAGCCGCGAGACTGGAGGGAGCTTGCGGGTGTCAGGGAAATAAGGCTGGCCAATGCCGTCACCATTGCAGCGTGGGCATTCAGGGCTTGGTTCTCGGTTGTGGTCGTAACCGTAACCACCGGAATCATCTGGTTCACGTCTGTCACGCTCAACAGCCTCGAGTCTTTTCTCTTCAAACTCAACTGCATCCCGCCACTGGTAGTGGTGACCGAAACCCCAGCAGTAACGACACGCGCCGCGGCGATACTGCGAAAGCTGGTTTGCATCGAAGGTGGCGAGCTGCCACATCTGGGCCAATACCTCATCGGCACTGCCAAGCGTGCGCACAATGGACGCTTTTTGCTGCTGCGCAATTGCCTGAGCAACTGAAGTTTTCTGAAGGAGCTGATAACCGATTTGTTCAGCTGACTTCTTGCTATAACCCGCCCGGATAGCAGCCCGAGTGGCGTTGTTGTCCTTCAGGTACTCCGCGACAAATAAGCGCTGCTGAGCAGTAAGTCCATCATCATCCACCAGCTCTTCTGTACATTTATCTTTCTGCACAATGCGCACTTTTTTCTGCGCAAGTTTTTGCGCACTTTGCGCAGGAGGTTTTTTGATATATCGGCGGGCGGTGGCGTAGTTCAGTCCCTGCGCTTCACACCAGTCTTTTGGTGATACGCCTGAATTGGCATGCTCGGACAGGAACCGCTTCTGAAGCTCGCCCCAGTCCGGTTTTGCCATTGTTTACTCCAATAAAAAAGCCACCAGCGGATGCCAGTGACTTAGGAATGTTGTGATACCGAGTACTTACTGCAAACCTTAAATAAGCTTGATTTTGATACTATAACCCTGGAGGCCAGACATAGTTTCTATAGGAATAAACTCAACATCAGAGACTTCCTTCCCTGTTTTTTTTCTCAACTCAACCATTTTTTTTGAGATGAAAGACGAAATCTCTTTTTCGATTTCATTCTTGATGTTATCAGAATTCATTTTACCTCCTATAAATAACTCATTAACACTCAATCAAACACAAATCGTTAATGAGCGAATCAGATACTTATGTATAGATGATTCATGACATTATGGCAAATATGCACCACTCCCCTATATGTATATACCCACTAAAATATCATATAACAAAAGGAACTAAAAAAACACTATTTAAGACATGGTAAAGTCTATAAAGGTGTTACTTGCACACCTTTACAGTAAAATATTTATTTTCTGCTATGATTAATACACCACACAATCCCAGGAGTATATATGTTCACTAAATCCGTAGATAAAAACCAAGAGAAACTTGGTGATATGGAAGGCAGTTTTGGGGGAGCAATTAATCCATCAGAACATCCTGTAATAGAAACCGCAAAAAAATACGCAGCACAAACCAACGATGCCATACGCGGCCACTCTGACGATATAAAATCAAAAATAAAATCAAACCCTCGAACATGCATTGCCATATTAACCAGTGTAGCTTTTGCATTAGGTTTTTTATTGGGGCGTAGATAATAATAAGCATTCAGCCCAAACGTCAAAACCCTTCTTAAATACGTATTTATTCATTCATTCAACTAGGCGCTGAGATGACCAATAAATAATCATCATATTAAACCGCCCTTAGGCGGTTTAATTATTGTATGCTAATTCTGTAAATCTCTTTTATCATCGGGTTCAAGTGGACTTGATGGTTGTCCCTCTCCAGGAAGGTCAAGCGGTTCCTCTTGAGGGGAAGGTTCTAAATCAGGGGCAGGATCATCAAAATCAGGACGTCCGGACATATATACTCCTTAATAATTCATGTACTTTTTATTTCTGATCTCTTTTGGCCGATTTTTTATCCTGTTCATCATTGTTTCGATCTTTCCCTTTTTCTTTCCCATTATTCCTGTCCTGGGACCGCTCATTAGAGATGTTCATATGTTTAGCTTTCATGGGTAACTCCAGTGATAATGACAGCAAATTGCTGTATGTTTATTATAGTAGCAATATAGAAAATAAATCACACATTTGATGTTACTAAAAATATCCCGACCCCATGTCATTAAATACCGGGCATATTAAATGATATACTTACAAATAAATTACAAATAGAGCATCCACTCAGGGAGGAAAAATATTGGCCGCCCCCTAAAATTTTGCATCTCCTAAACTAAACAGCATTCAATTGGTCCTAAGAAAGAACCACCATAGTTATGTTTTTTCTTAAGACTTCATATGCCGAGCTTTACCACCAGAAAGTGGAACAGTTTCCTCATTTTCTTCATCATTCTTATAAACTTCTATGAATTCATCAGCATGACCAGGAGCGCCTCCTTCATCTTCCCATTCATTTAACGAGTGTAGCCATTCCTCCTGAGTCATGACTTTACCTGCTTTGGTACTACGTAGATGAATATTCATAACACGCTCCCATTCTTTTACCCAACCAAGAGTATAGCTCAACGCAGTAAATCATCAGTTCGAAAACTCAATTAACCGCGTCAAATATTTGGTTATTTTTTATGGGGATATACCAATAGTCATCTACTATTCGAGAAAATAATTTTCACCAACAGCCTGAGGCTATTCCTATTACAACCGCTTGCGCTTGTTGATCTCTTGGTTGCGGCCAGGCTATTCATGAGTCTGATGAGGAGAATGCCAACTCCAGGGAAACATCCATAAGAAGAGCATGTGAAACTGAGACTCCCCTAGCCCTCCTTGTGGGGGCTTTTTTTTGGGATTGATGCGGTTCGCTTGTTAAATATTGAGTCTTTTCTAGAATTTAAAGGTGCTTTGCTATGTCAGGTAAAGCCGTCGTTCAGAAATACCCGTGTGCTCAAGGACGAGCCATCCCTAGTTTTTCCTTTCCAGCTCTATCTGTCTTATACCAGCCAGATTATTGTTCCCCTTCTCAATCACGGCCAGCAGAGGCTTAATCCAGAGCACTGCCTGGCAGTATGTTATTGAGCTGGAGGCAGCGGTACCATCATCGGCTGCGTCAGATCCGTGGGTATCGGCGTGCATTGCGCTGGAACGTAAACGGTACGCGTATTCGAGCAGCCCACCAGCAATGTCAGCAGGAACAGGAAGATCACAGGTTTTTTCACGGCGGAGAATCTCCCGGTATTCGATTACGGTTTCTTCGGTTCTGGTGTCGATAAGGGAGTTAAGCCTATTGGCATGCTCCGAAACCTGATTGAATCGATTGAAGTTGAAGGCTTGGGTAGCGATCACCTGCCCCTGCAAAGAGTTGTCACTCCGCAGAACGTCGTTATCGCTCTGAAGGCTACTGGTGTCTGAGCAGCTCTTAACGAGAGCGACTGACAGACCAGCAATAACCACAACCGCGATTGGTAAAAGATTAAATTTCACTGGTCTATCCCCCAGCACGCCAGCGCGCTTTCCTGGTCTCGCCGTTCTACCTGACCGTAGCAGCCGTTCTTCTGGCCTTTAGTCAGGCGGCAGTCGCGGCCACCGTCTCTAATCCACCAGCGAATTGCCTCGCATGCCCCATGGCGGTCACCGGCATTGATGCGCTTATAGAACGTGGACGGGAAGCACTTACCCGGCCCGATGTTGTACGGACAGAAAGATGCGATCCCAGCTTTCTGCGGTTCGGTAAGCGGTACCGAAATATTGCGGTCAACCCATGCCAAAGCCTTATTGCGTTCGATAGCATTCACCTGATTGCATTTGGCCTGTGTCAATTTCATGCCCTGCACAACCGGTTTACCATCAACCATCGTTGCGCCGCGGCAAATAGTCCAGATACCACCGCCATCTTTGTAGGCCGTGAGACTGTTACCCTCTTTCTCATTCAGAAACTGATCGAGAATTACGGATGCAGGGGCACCAGCCAGTACCAGCCCCAGAACCGCTGCACTCAGTTTTGCTCTGGATCCCATCACTCACTTTCCTTTTGTAATGCCTCAACGACCACGCTTGCAGCAGCAGGACGCTCGTTAAGGGGTCTATCACCAACGCCTTGAAGGTAGTCATTGACCATTTTTGTTCGCTTCTCGTCCTCTCTACGCCTGCGGTTTGCATCCACCCGCCCGTTAATGTAGGAGACAAGCGATATAAGCAGACCAGCAGCGCCAAAGAATATGAACACCAGATCCTGAGTGGTAAATCCAATGGCTGACGCCAGAGCTGCTACCCATGCGAAGAACTGCGTGAAGATGTTCCCTGAATCATTCATTTTCATGGTCTCTCACCTCGCTAAGTGCGGGTGCTGTTGCTAGAAATAAAAAAAGGCCGCCAAACGGCAGCCTTAGGATGATTGAAACCTGCTGGAGCTTCCTTCTCATGAGGAGTGCAATAAATTAAATAATCCTTAAGTAGAGCTATTTAACTCTTTAAAATAATTAACTATTCACATAGTTTTTAAATGTTATCATTTGCGTTAATTTAAAAACTTATTTCTTAGGGATACAAGACTTATAAGCGGGCATGCACTGGCATTATTAATGCGGAGAGGATTGATGTCGTTCTCCGCACTTTTTTAAACTCGAAGCGATTACTATCCCGCAGAAATTTAAAAACCTCGCACTGCGTCGAGGTTGCTACTTAACTTAATTGTCCGTTACAGCTTTGGCTCTTCAATACGTCCACTTATCACTTCGACCTCTCCATTGTTGGCGAGATCATCTCCACGAGTCACATACCATGCTCCGTAGATAGTTTCACCCGACTCTAAATCGTCGATTTTTTCGTGCACGTAGTAAGCGATCTGCCTGCTGCCATTGTACTGAATCCAGTAATAGCCTTCTCTCATCATTACCCCCCTCCTTTTCGATATAGAAAGTATAAGAGGCAATGAATAGTGATGGTTTTAGAAATTCTAAAATCGCTATGAAGCAAAAAGCCCCACGGGGCTAACCGCAGGGCTTTAAACGAATGCAATAACCCATCGTTAGAGCAAAATTACCACAGATTTGGGAAAAGTAAATAGCTCACGATAAAATAATGCCCTACTTTGTTATCTGCTTCAGCTGCGCATCTGCCCATGCTTCTTCGATATCAAACTTGGTGATTAGCTGATCGTAAAATGGCTTAACTGACTTCTTCCAGGTATCGAGGCTGATTGCATCAGTCATCTGGCACACCGCGGCGTAAGCCTCAGTGGAAGAGATTCGCTCATATCCGCGCCCCCTGCAGCGCTTACAATCGGCCAGAACCGGAACGCCCTGCCGTTCTGTAAGAGCCTGATTAACGGCTTTCCCGCGTCCATGGCAATCTTTACAGGCGCAACTTACAACCTTCTTACCCTTACACTGAGGGCATAGAACGCGCGCTACCTCCATGACCTGCCTACGCACCTCATACTCAGAAGGTCGAATATTCTCGACACCCACGTGCAAAGACATCTTCACGAACTTCTTCTCTTTTGTCGGCGTGTGAGACTTCATGCTGAAAACCTCAGCGTCAATAAACCCTGCCCCTTTGCAGCCATCGCATTGCTTCACGCTGGCGGCGCTACGGGAATAGTCCTCGAACGCGAAGCTGGCCAACTGGTGCATTACTAATGGCTTAACCCTAGCATCCAGCTTGCGCAGCGCCGCCACCCGATCGCACTTAGTCAGCGCATACTGGGCCAGCAACTCAATCGCCCTCTCCCGGTCATTGTTGCTTATGCCCATCTTCCCGAGAAAAGCGCTGTAACCCATGGCGGCCCGTTCCTGCGTCATGCCCATAGCGGCCATGATATCCGTTCCGGTTAATGAGTCTGACGCCGTAGCGCGCGGAGAGTCGCTAATCATTGTCGATTTGGCGAAGTGATATTTGAGAGTATTTTCAAGATTCATGCGGTCTCCAGCTCGGTAATGGTGAGTTCTAATTTCCCGCCCTTAACGACAGGCATTTTCACAACGCGATAGTCGACAACCTGGCAGTCATCCAGCCAGAATCCCGCCTTGGTCAAAGCGTCAAATGCAGCTTTCTGCAGGTTATCCAGATCGCGGCGCCGGCGGTCGGGCATGTGACATTCAATTCGGATTTTGAGTGGTGCAGCCGTTCGGATATTTAGCCGGGCGCTTCGAATGACACTGGCCACGGCATAGCGGTACGCGACGCCATCGGTGCTAATGTGCGTTCGCCCGCGGTTGTGGCGGTAATACCGGTTGTTGCTCGGTGGCCAGGGCAAAGTGGTTTGATATGTTTTCACGCTCACCCCCACATCCGGTTTCGCCAGCGGCTGTCCGGGCGCGCTGGTGTATTTGAGGTTGGAAGGAATGCACTGACAGTCCAGGTCACGTAATCCGGGTTAAGGCTACGCTCAATTCGTACCCCGCGCGCTTTGTAACGCTTAACCAGTTCGTCGGCCTGTTCGGTGCTGCAGTCGGTATGATGAAACCAGCTCTTCTTCATTCCATCACCCCGCGAAGCCAAGCAGCTGCGCGGCGAGATTTTCGGCCTCATCGCGACTGCGGAATGAACGGGACAGGATCCAACGCCAGAGGACATCGAGCGCAGCTTTATAGAGCTGCTGGAACTCGGCCTCGTCCATGTTGGCGAATGAGATGCTGCGAGGATGCTTTTTAAGTGTTCCGTCAGGTAGCTGAATGGCATCAAAGTACCCTGCCTCGACGATCACCCAGGAGCGGTAAGCATCAAAGGATTTGCACAGGCTAATGCCATTCGTGACGCGCCGGTAAGCAACCTGTTCCAGATACTGCTCAGCAGCATCGATCAGCGCCCCTTCATTCCCACCATAAGAAGCGAGGAACTTGGCGTAGCCGGTGATCAGCTTCCGCTCGTTACTCGAGATAGCCCCGCCGGTTGGTTCCCAGTATTCAAAGCCAAGATTGAGAAGCGCGAAAAAGCGCCGGTGGAATGCCAGATTCCGTACCCGCCTGAACTCGGCGACAAGAACATCGCCGAGCCGGGTTTTGGATTGCAGGATATCGCTGGTCTCGGGCGTAGCCGGGATCAGTATTCCTGAATGGTGTTTGATAAGTTGTAATTCTAGCGCCATGGTTCTCTCCGTGGCGCATCAGGTATAGGGTGTTCAGGCCTATGAAAGAATAATATCAGACGGTGGTGTAACTCGGTACCCCAGCCGTTTTGCAAATTGCATAAACCCGTTGAGAGTGAAGATTTCTTCCTCTTCGAGTAACGGTCGTAATGAAACTATTCCATTTACTCGATAAACCAAATATCTCCCTTCCGCCGGGAAGCTATAGATAACTGCTTTATCGGCCCTTCTGACCACGTCGTACCAATGATCATCTGCATTAAAGGCATCTGCACTACACACTATTTCCCCCAGAGCGACTTATTGACGCGGTAAACAGTAATCGGGAACAGCCAGGGGAACGCAAACAGCGATACTCTTCAAAACTGCTCCAGTGAAATTCACGCGATTAATAAAACCACTCGTCCGCGCTTTCCCAGGTCTCCTGCACGATATGCTCAACCTCTTTCTTGTCGCCTCCGAAAACAGTCAAACCATCATTACTGGCGCGCTTGATCGTTAGCTGACAATTATCGAACTGTTTGCTGAGTTTTTTGAGCAGTTCTGATTCAAGCGCAGGTATAGCTCCATCAGGAAGTTTCTTCATGCGATCAATGGTTAACTCGATTTTCATTTTTCCCTCCGCAATGGGTAGCTGTATGGATATACAGTATATTTATAAACTTATGTTACGGATTTTGCAACGCTCTCAGAACATCTGAATGTGAATCAACTGATTTTTCATGTAGAAAAAATCAAGTGTTCAATCCAGGCGGCTACCTAGATAAAAATCATCTTGCGTTGCAAAATAACAAAAGGATTTTAAAAGGTTGGAATTCAATCGCTTCTAAAGCGGACATGAAAGCGATGTGTTAGAAAAGAAAAAAAATCACTTATGTTAAAAATTGGGTGACTTTTAAATTGGTTTAATTTTAGCCAAATGTGATAGAGTGAAATACATTCATTGAGAGGCTAATAATCATGTCCGTTATCGATTACGCAATGAAACTTTTTGGAAGCGTATTCACCACCACTGTCACCTGCCCTGTTTGCGGCTTAAAATCCGCTCAGCCTTCCTCTAAACTGCGTCTAAAAAGCCCCATGCTTTGTCCGGGGTGTAAAGCACTTTTTAACTCTCCGCGCTAGCTTCACAGCCGATATTCTACACTTAATATAATATCAGCAGTTGTCAAATCCCCGATGCCTTACGCCCATCCTGAGAGAACGTTTCTGAACTGATTTCGCATCTGCTCCTACGCGTTAACGTAGCAAAAGAGCAACCCTATGAAAATGAAACCTATTGCGTGGTTTAAGCGATCTCGTTTTCTGCCCGAAGGCAGCGCACACATATCAGCCCCAGTCAACGATTCGGGAGGAGAAAACTATTTACGTTCGGAACTGTTTTCTACCCCTCAGTTGGAACGCTTTGGAAAAAAACTGGCTCGTACGCACAAATTGTCTCCGGAAATACTACCGTACTACCTTCTTAAACGACTAACTGACAATGAAACGATAATTACGCGATGTTGCTATCTACTCAATGCAGGAAAAAAAACGAGTATCATGCCCGCAGGTGAGTGGCTGCTGGACAACTATTACCTGATTGAAGAGCAGATTCGCATGGTACGCCAGCACTTACCGAAAAGTTTTGGTAAGGGTCTTCCGGTACTAGCTTACCCACATAGTTGTCCCAGAATTTATGACTTAGCCTCAGAGGCCATAGCGCATGGCGACGGACGCTGGGACACCAGCAGTCTTACCAGTTATATTTCCGCCTATCAAGAGGTGACACCTCTGACATTGGGGGAGATATGGGCTTTGCCAGGAATGCTGCGTCTAGCGCTGATTGAAAACCTGCGTCGTGTGAGCAACGAAGTGACCCAGGCCCAGCAGGAACGAAATCTTGCAGATATGTGGATAACGCGGATTTTTGATTGTGCAGAGAATGCTCCCGCCGACCTAATTATGATTGTTGCCGATATGGCGCGTACTCACCCTCCGCTGAGCAGTGCCTTTGTCGCTGAAATGGTTCGACGTCTGCAGGGACATGGCAATGCTCTTGTACTCCCTCTGAATTGGATTGAACAACGTCTTGCAGAGCAGGGTGTTACAACGGAGGTTCTGATTCATCGCTTCAACCAGCAGCTTGCCGCCAGCCAGCTTTCCGTCAGTAACAGTATTTCGGGTTTACGTCTGCTGAGTGAAACGAACTGGTCTGATTTTGCAGAGAACATCAGCGTAGTCGAGCAAACGCTACGCCTTGACCCAACTGGTATATATCCTCACATGCACTTCGACACCAGAGATCATTATCGCCATGTGATTGAAACACTTGCCAGAGATGCGAAATTGAGTGAACCGGAAGTTGCAAACCGCGTGATGGCAATGTCTTGCGAACCGAGTCTAGATCCTGAGCACCGACATATCGGTTATTTTCTGCTTGGAGGTGGAAGGCCACAACTCGAAAAACTGTTGTCAGTTGAAAGGTCTCTATTGAAACGGCTGCGGCAGAGTATGAACAAATCGCCCCTTCTGTCATGGCTTGGTAGCCTGAGTCTTTTGACCACGGCCGCTACGGCTACCATATTGTATGAAACTGCAGTACAGGGTATATTCTGGCTACTCATCCCCCTAGCCCTCCCCCTTATTGTTGCCATTAGTCAACTCGCCAGCGATATGCTTAGCGAAGCAACGACACGCTTCCGTACTCCCAGACCTTTGCCACGGATGGACTTTTCAAGTGGGATACCAGTTGAATATGCCACAATGGTTGCAATCCCTTGCATGCTGACAAGCTATGAAAACCTCAGCAAACTTCTCTCTCGCCTCGAAGTCTGCAGCCTTGGCAATCAGGATGAAAATCTCTGCTTTGCACTTCTTACCGATTTTGCGGATTCATCAACTGAGGATACCGAGGAAAACACTGTCCTTTTAAGACAAGCGATTGCTGAGACGCAGAGACTTAATCGGCGAAACCCTGGCGGCCGAACTCGATTTTATCTACTGCACCGCCAGCCGGAGTGGAACGATTCGCAGAGAGTCTGGATGGGATATGAACGCAAGCGGGGCAAACTAGCTCTTCTTAACAGCTGGTTACGCCAACCGGGAACTCAGTTTTCGAGCGTTGCAGACCTTTCCTCGCAGGCTTTGCCCGGAAGGATTAATTACGTCATCACTCTTGACAGTGATACGCTCCTGCCTCGCGATACCGCTCATAAACTGGTGGCCACCATGGCGCATCCGTTAAACAAACCAGAATATGATCCAACGTTCCAACGAGTCGTTAAAGGGTATGGAATTTTACAGCCAGGCTTGGCAGAGGAAATGCCTCTTTACGGTCAGGGGCGCTACGCCGCCATGCGCAGCAGCGTCCCGGGTAATAACCCCTATTCGATGATGTCTTCGGATATATATCAGGATCTTTTCGGCGAGGGATCGTTCGTAGGCAAAGGTATCTATGATGTAGATATTTTTGTCCAGTCCACTGCCAACGTCTGTCCGGAAAATCTCGTACTCAGTCATGACCTGCTGGAAGGATGTTACGCCCGCTCTGGACTGCTGAGCGACGTTTTACTTTACGAACAATATCCAACTAATTATCTCTCAGACGTCGCACGTCGTACGCGCTGGATCCGCGGAGATTGGCAACTTCTCAATTGGTTAAGGGTTCGGGTCAGAAAAGCTGACGGAAGCAGAGAAAAAAATCCATTGTCCATTCTTTCTCGCTGGAAATTATTGGATAATCTCCGACGCAGCCTGGTAGCGCCGTCGATCATGCTGCTTGTATTTAGCGCGCTGCTCTGGCTCCCCAACCCTTTATACTGGGTTAGCGTGCTTACGCTAATATGGTTTCTTCCTGCGGCGCTTAGCATAGCATGGGATCTCGTTCATAAACCGCACCGCCGTCCCCTTAAACAACATCTGCAACTGTTCTCAGCTGGAGCCTTGAAGCGCATTTTACGTATCGGTCTCACGATTATGATACTACCCCACGAGGCCGGTTACTCATTATACGCTATTGGAGTTACGCTTTGGCGACTTGGTGTAAGCCAGCGTAACCTCAACCAATGGGTAAGCTATAACCCAGATAACTACCATTCCAGTATCTCTGTTTTAGGTTTTTATCGGGCAATGTGGCTGAATGTTGCCTGCGGTCTGAGTCTCACATCACTAGAATTGGTGTTTGATCCGCTGACGATGTTCATCGCATTGCCCATTAGCGTCGGGTGGTGCATAGCTCCCATTATTATGGCTTGGCTGAGCCGCCAACCCGCGCGTAAGCCCTTTCTGCCAGATCAGAAACAGAAACTTCTGTTGAGACAGACAAGCCGAGAAATATGGTCTTTTTTTGAGACCTTCGCCACAGCGAAAGAAAATTGGCTCCCCCCTGATAATTATCAGGAAATACCGCAACCGACGATCGCGCACCGTACATCCCCAACCAACATTGGATTATCACTACTGGCTAACCTTACTGCTTGGGATTTTGGCTATTTGCCGGGCGGTAGCGTCTTACAGCGTATAACGCTCACGCTCGACTCTCTTGATAATATGGAACATTTTCGTGGTCATTTATATAACTGGTATGACACTCGAACGCTTGCACCGCTCAGTCCGCGTTACGTATCAAGCGTGGATAGCGGTAATATGGCCGGACATTTATTGACTCTGCGAGAAGGGTTATTAGCCATGCAAAACCAGCCCATTTTGAATGGCGAAAGAATATTTGCAGGGTTAAACGATACATTATTACTTCTTGAAAAACACTGGGGGCCAGGGGCACCGGAGACGCTTAAAGAGCTTCAAAAGCAGTGTTTCAGCTCAGCGGAACTTCCTCTGGGAGCTATTTACAGCGAACTTAAAAAGATGCGTACTCAGTGCAAACATCTCACCGCTGCAAGTCAGCATGAAGGCGATATTGTGGTGCGCTGGGCCGAGCAACTGGAGCATCAGTTGATTGAAATATGCCACGAATGGTCATATCTGCTCGCGTGGTTACCCCCTACATACAAAAGCGAGACACTGCCAACACTAAGCTGGTTGGCGCAGAGTACCGACACCGGGGAAGGAACTCCTCCTGCATCAGTTATCACTCACGCCCGTTTGCGGCTGGATATTATCAGCGAACTTGAAAAGAGGTTAAATGACCATGCGCGAATGGATTTTGCCTTTCTCTACAGCGAAGCTACCAACCTACTCAGCGTCGGATATAACTGCGACACAAATACCGCCGATAAAAGCCACTATGACCTTCTGCCCTCTGAAATTAGGCTGACAAGTTTTCTCGCTATCGCGACAAATCAGCTTCCGATGAAAAGCTGGTATGCGTTGGGAAGGTTGTTCACCAATATCGACAATGAAACCGCGTTGATGTCATGGAGCGGTTCGATGTTTGAATACCTGATGCCGAATCTTGTGATGCCAAACTGGCGCGGCAGTTTGCTTGATGAAATGGGTAAATCAGCGGTGACGCGCCAGATTAACTGGGGCAAGGAACGTGGCGTACCATGGGGCGTTTCTGAGTCCGGCTATCATGCATTTGATGTCCAGCGTAATTATCAGTATCAGGCATTTGGTGTACCTGGACTCGGTCTTCGCCGAGGACTTGCGGACGATGTGGTTGTCGCGCCTTATGCAACACTACTGGCTCTGCTCGTTTCCCCCCAGAAGGCCTGCGAAAACTTGCTTAGACTGGAGCAGAGCGGTGCACATGGCGAATACGGATTTTATGAAGCGCTGGACTACACGCCATCACGGCTTGCTACCGGGCAACTGTACGCGGTTGTACAGTCCTGGATGGCACACCATCAAGGGATGGGATTCCAGGCGCTAGCGCATATCCTGCTTGATGCCCCCATGATCGAGCGATTTATGGCAAGCCCCACTTTTATGTCGGCGAATCTTCTTTTGCAGGAACGCGTCCCGGATGAAGTCGATCTTTACAGCCCTCGCCGTCATTTTGAATCCCATGAAGGAAGGGTTAAACCGGTACGATATGAACCGAGAGTTTTTAGTCATGTAGACAGCCCTACTCCGGAAATACAGTTGCTCTCAAATGGGCATTACCACTTGATGTTGACACCAGGTGGTGGAGGATACAGCCGCTGGAATTCGATTTCAGTAACACGCTGGCGCTGCGATACAACCCGTGATAACTGGGGATCGTTCTGTTATATCCGTGATCCGCATACGAATGAGGTATGGAGCAATACTTGGCAGCCCATGGGCGGAAATGCGAACAGCACCGATGAGATAATCTTCACCGACGCAGGCGCAGAATTCAGGCGTACCCTAGGAAACCTTAGCGTCAGGACACAGGTTGTGGTTTCCCCGGAGGATGATATAGAGCTGCGCCGTGTCACCCTAGTACACCATGGCCGTCTACCGCGATCGCTTGAACTAACAACGTATGCGGAAGTGGTGATTGCTTCAGAAACCAGTGATCTAGCGCATCCAGCATTCAGTAATTTGTTCATCGAAACTGAGATTGATCCCAGCCGGGACGCCATTCTTTGCCATCGACGACCGCGTTCTTCAGATGAACCGAGCCCATTTCTGTTTCACATGATGGTGGTACATAGCAATGATTATAATGAAGCCTCGTTTGAAACAGACCGAGCTAAGTTTATTGGAAGGGGCAGAAGTCCGGCTGATGCCGCAGCTATCTATGCTAACGGGCCGCTCAGTAATACTTCTGGTGCCGTGCTGGATCCTGTCTTAGCGATACGACAAGTTGTGAGACTCATGCCTGGTATTCCGATAACGATTGATATCGTTTATGGCATCAGTGAGAGCCGTCAACAAAGCCAGGCATTACTGGAAAAATACCGTGATTACCCAATCGCGGAGCGTGTTTTTGAGCTTGCCTGGTCGCACAGTCTAGTAGTGCTAAGGCAGATAAATGCCAGCGAAGATGACGCAACGCTGTTTAACCGACTCGCTAGCGCTGTGCTCTATCCCTGTCACGAACTACGCGCCGACGTTCAGGTCATAAGCCGTAACCGCCGCGGTCAGTCCGGACTGTGGGGCTGGGGAATTTCAGGTGATCTACCGATTGTACTGCATAGCGTGACCAGCGATGAGAGTATGACCTCTATCACCACACTGATTCAGGCTCATCGTTACTGGCGGTTAAAAGGGCTTGAAGTGGATCTTGTTATCCTCAATAACAGCGCCGGTGGCTATCAGCAGGCCCTACAAACGCTGATTATGGATTTAATCTATGCCGGTTCAGAAGCCAGCCTGCTGGATAAACCTGGCGGCATTTTCGTCCGTAACGGAGAGCATTTGTCTTCCGAAGATAAACAACTATTGATGAGCGTTGCATGTATGTATCTTGACGATCGCGCCGGCGGACTAAACGAGCAGCTCAATCAGCGGCTCCACTCGTCAATTAAACCGCACAGGCCATTTGTACCTTTTGTCACTGTGGGAAGCAATCGACACGAAGACTGGACGCCGCAGACAGAACATCTGTTCAACTTCAACGGGTATGGAGGGTTTTCTGAGGATGGACGGGAGTATCAGATTATCCTGAAGGAAAATGTTCCAACGCCAGCCCCTTGGTCAAATGTGCTCGCTAACTCCTGTTTTGGTAGCGTCATTTCAGAAGCCGGACAGGCTTACAGTTGGTATGAGAACGCTCATGAATATCGTTTAACCCCATGGGAAAACGATCCAGTAAGCGACCGTAGCGGTGAGGCTTTTTATATACGTGATGAAGAGAACGGAACGGTATGGTCACCCACGACATTACCTGTGCGTGGCCGCGGGGATTACTTAACCCGACATGGTTTTGGCTACAGCGTCTTCGCGCATCGCGATAGTGGTATAGATAGCGAGTTGACAATAATGGTTGCCGAACACGATCCTGTTAAGTTGGCAATCTTGACACTTAGTAACAATTCGGGCCGCACGCGCAATTTATCGGTCACAGGATACGTAGAGTGGACACTTGGGGAATCACGCTCGCGTTCTGCTCCACATATCTTTACTCATACGGTGGTCGTGTCGAGTGGAAGTGGAGTTACAGCAAATAATTTTTACGGAGCTAACGGCGAAGGACGCATTGCATTTTTCGCTGTCAACGATCCTCATTGTTCGTTGACAGGTGATCGCCGAGAGTTTATTGGCCGCAATGGCTCTTTGCAAAAACCGGCTGCAATGAAGCTACGCAGTTTGTCGGGAAATACCGGCGCTGGTTTGGATCCATGCGGTGCAGTTCAGTCTGTTACCACCTTAATTGACGGTGATCAGAAGACCTTCATTTTTGTACTTGGCAGCGAGGAAAACTCCGCCCGGGTTCAGACAATACTCGATCATTATTTTGATGAAAATATCGTTCGACAGGAGTTGAACAATGTACATCGTCACTGGCACCGCATGCTGGATAAGATAGTGGTCAATACACCAGACCATACAGTTGATAAGTTAGTTAACGGTTGGCTGCTATATCAGACAATGGCCTGTCGCCTCATGGCGCGCAGCGGTTATTATCAATCGGGTGGCGCATTTGGTTTTCGCGATCAACTCCAGGATACATTGGCACTGACCCACGCTGCACCGGAACGCCTGCGCGAACAAATACTACTGTGCGCGTCAAGGCAGTTTTTTGAAGGCGATGTGCAGCACTGGTGGCATCCACCTCACGGTAACGGCGTACGCACGCGATGTTCAGATGATTTTCTCTGGCTCCCGCTCGCCGTCTGTCACTACGTCGACGCTTCTGGGGATATCGGGATACTAGAGCAGATGATTCCTTATCTGGAAGGACGTCAGCTTCAGCCTGGAGAAGAATCCGTTTACGATACGCCGCTAATCAGCCACACCGAAGAGACGCTTTGGTTACACTGCGTTAAAGCCATTAAACATGGGCTACGATTTGGACAGCATGGTCTGCCGCTAATGGGCGCTGGCGACTGGAACGATGGGATGAACCGGGTCGGCATCGAAGGAAAAGGTGAGAGCGTCTGGCTCGGGTTCTTCATGTTCGACATTTTACAGCGTTTTGCGACGCTCGCTGATCGGCGACAAGATGAGCATATAGCGTCACTATGCCGCACTGAGGCGGCGCGCTTGCAAAAAAATCTGCACGCTGCAGCTTGGGACGGCGAATGGTTCCGGCGAGGTTATTTTGATGATGGAACACCTTTGGGATCCACAGGTTCTCAGGAATGTCGAATTGATGCTATAGCTCAAAGCTGGTCCGTTTTATCCGGCGCGACTGACGATGAACGCGCCGGCAAAGCTATGCATGCTCTGGACAAGCACCTGGTAGATGCCGAAGCCAGGCTGATAAAGCTACTTTCGCCTCCATTCGATGGTCATGGACCAAATCCCGGCTACATACAGGGTTATGTGCCAGGTGTACGTGAAAATGGCGGACAATATACTCATGGTGCTATCTGGGCCGTAATGGCATTTGCCCGCATGGGGAATGCAGATCGTGCGTGGTATCTCTGGTCATTAATCAACCCAATAAACCACTCGTCAACTGACCAAGAAGTAGGGATTTACAAAGCAGAACCTTATGTCATGAGTGCAGATGTCTACAGTGTCGCGCCACATACTGGACGTGCAGGTTGGAGTTGGTATACCGGATCCGCGGGTTGGGCCTACCGTCTTATTACAGAAGAATTAATGGGTATAAAACGCTCCGGTAATGTCTTGACAGTCCATCCCCTGTTGCCAGCAGAGTGGGAGTCTTTTTCTCTGACATATCAACATGACGAAAGTCATTACGAGATTAATATTACACGTGGCGATGGGGAGTACCAGGTTACACTTGACGGTATCGTACTACTAGATGACAGAATATTTTTAAAAAATGACGGGCAAAGACATAAGGTTGAGATCCTTCAAAACTGACAATCTCTAAAAAACGCATTAACGCCTGCCGTTAATGCGTTGATTGTCCCTAAGAACTTCAATCGCGGTCTGCATGGCAACTTTATCATCCCGTTTTTTTTGCTTAACCTGCATAACTTGAAGATACTCAAGTAAGGTTCGAGTGTTGATTGGCCTTCCCTGTTTGCCAACTGCGAGCACAGCTTCACCTAGGATAATTTTTACAAGAGGTAGCTGCGCAGGGTACCAGTCAAGTGTGTCTTCTGATTTCATTATAAATATCTCCTGGAAGGGCATTTTATCATAAATCCAACACTCATATTAATTCTCTTAAGCATACGTTGTGTAATAATTACACATAACTTAGCCAAAACATAATTGCATTAAGGGGTATAATGAATATTACACTTTTGAGGGTATTATTTATGTCTTATACAACAGGACTCAGACATTTCAAAGAAAGGCCTGTACTTGTCGCTTGCCCGCTATGTGACCACAGGGCTGCTCAGAAAGCGGGTAAATTGCGCAAGGATTCAGTCCTAGAATGTCCTGCATGTAAATTGTTGTTTCGCCCGTCTAAGTGTTGGTGCATTGGCGGATAATCATCTTAAAAGCTAAGCCGAGCGGAGAAGGAGATATCAATACGTTTAGTTATACAATCAAATGAAGGTCTAGATTATGAAAATTAAAAAAGATGTTGTTATTGAAGGCGATATAATAGCTAGCCGTCTAGCTGGTCAGAAAAATCAGTTTTTCTGTATCCATTTGATTCATTTCAAAAATGGGAAGTATGCTATCATTCGGGCAGCGTCCGGGGCCTGCTTTGATGTTGGCCATACTGTTCGACGTACCGCAAGCCAATGGTTTTACAATCATCATGAAATTCGCCTTTTATCTTTTGAATATCTGGAGGAGCAAGAATCCAGAAGACAATTTCTCGAATGTGATTAGTGTCCATTGATCTTATTGAAAATTACGTTTAACTATTTTTTTAATCATGAAACTTGCGAATAAATATTACTAGAATAGTCTCCTCGCTCATAGCTATCTGAATCCGTTGACATTGACGACTTAGTTATTATATCAGTTAAAATATTACTACATATTCTTAGGATAAATATATTCTTTTCTATCTAATGGAAGAGTTACTTCTAGTGGCTTAGTACCAGGATACAAGAGGTGCCCCGCTACGACGAGTATCCTCTTTTATGTAAGTTATTTTGCTACCAACACCATTAGTTTGTCTTTGCAGTCTAAACCATCTTCATAATTCCCCCAGTTGCCTTAATTCGTTCGTACTTTGCTTTTAACAGTTCTGCCGGAGTAGGGCCTTTCGAATCTGCTGGTGCGGCCAGCGCTCTGCGAACAGGCGGAATCGGCTTCCCAGATAGCACCCGCTTTTCCCAGACGTTCAGAATATCGCCGGCTTCCTGCTCGAGTTCTTTCTGACTAAGTTGGCCATCAGTTCCGCGGCGCCGCAGCTCGAGGCAAATGTGGTAATAAACCGGCTTCGGCCACGGATACTGCTCACTGCTCGGGTACCGGAACACCAGCTTACGCCACTTCCAGTACTCAGCCATCACGTCTGCGGTGGTGACCCCCAGCACGCTGCGCCCTTCCCTGCACCACTTGATGAACTGGCCTGGCGAAGGCAGAAATGGACGCTCCTGTCGGCGTACCATGCGCATGCCGGCTTCGACCTGCTCCAGAGTGGTGATCCCGTTTTCTTTAAAGGCCAGCACCCACTGCCGGCGGATCTCGTTCACATCCTCCTGGCTGCGATTAACCAGACTTGCCGGGAACGCGGCGGACAGTTGTACGAATAGCCCGTTGATAATCTGCGCCACCTGCTGCGTTTGTTCGCGCTCGGTGTACTGCTCAGGCAAGTTGTGCGCCACGCGGCGAGCCTGTTCCCGGTCAAAATTGCGAATGTTCTCTGCGAGGTTTTTCATTTCAGCACCCCGTCAATCCAGTCGGTGTTATGCAGGTCGATGCTTCCCCGGGATGGCTTTGCCGTTCCGGTTGCACGCAACCGCTTAGTGGTGAGCTGATCCCACTGCTTTCGCAGACTCGAGGGGCTCAGGATGTTGTCTTTCCAGAACTCATCCCGGTTGGCCCACTGGAACAGGTCACAGATTTCGTAGTGAGTACGCTTGTCCTGGACACGCATCAACCTGATGGTGTTTGCCCATTCAGCCCAGTTTGGCTCAGATAGCGATGCGTTGACGGTGAGAAGCCTGTCGTAAATCCAGCGGGCGGCCTTGAGGTCGTCAGCGGATCCCCATGATTTACCTGCCGGGGTGTATATCCCGTCGGCAGCTTCAGGATGGCGAGAGAGAAACTTTTGAGTTTTCTGGTTTCGGGATTCGTCAGAATTCCGAGACGAGGATATTTTATTATTGTTCTTATTATAGTCTTGGGTGTCTACCGTTTCCGGGAAGGTTTTTCCCGTTTTCGGTAACACTTTTCCCGATTTCGGGAAGGTTTTTCCCGTTTTCGGCTTGTCTAAAATCCAGGCGGAAAGGTCAGTATTTATACCGACAGTTTTCATCACGCCCTGCTTTTGACTGAAGATAATTTTGCGTTCTGCGAGTGATTTGAGCGCATCTGAAACGTGGGAATCACTCAGCCCTGTAAGTTCGGCGATCACCGTGTTCGTAACGCGGTCCTGTTTCTTGTTCCAGCCGTAGGTAAGCCAGATCACCGCCTCAAAACACTGCCACTCCCGGCCTGACATTCTCAGACGAGGCTTGAGCTGTTGGATCTCGTTAGCAACCTTGGTATACCCGTTCGACAGGTCGGCCATACGACCTCCCGGTTGTTCGGTTCTGTGGGGGAAATTGATAATTTCAGCTGTGTTTGACATACTTAGCTCCGCAATTACACTCCGTTTTTGCACCTGAAAGCCGTTGGTGTTCGAGCACCGCGGCTTTCGCCTTTTCTGAAGTCTTCACATTGCCCCCAGCATGGTTGTGACCATCGCCAACAGCGGCGCCGTAAGGTCCGGATCGACTCTGAACATTTCGAAAATCCCCTCGCCTAACTCCTTCAGTTTTTCCTTCTTCGGTGCATCGAGCATCAGAGCTTGTTTCGCCTCACTCACCTCTTTTTCTAATCTGGCCATGCGATACGCAAACGAGTCGTTCTTTACGACGCGGTCGCGGTATCTAAGCGGCAATACAGACATGATCGCGGGCACCAACTGCTCGACGTTTCTACGGTAGGATGCGGAGTCTTCTTTGTTGTCGAGCCAGCGGAACAGCTTCACGTTCCAGACATCGGCCTGGCCTGAGAAATCCACGCCATCAAGTTGAAGTTCTTCCGCCGCCTCTTGGATTTGAAGTGCTACAGCTACGCGCCCTTCTGCCGCAGCCCAAGCTCGGACCGCTGAGCAGATATCGCGATGATCAATATCCTGCACTGCCGATTCGCTTTGATGACACTGGAATATCAGTGGATTAGAGGAAGCTCTGTTACTCTGTTGGAATGAAACAGTCTGCATTGTTAAGGCTCCTGTTTAGGTAAACCATCTGTTGGGTTTGGGTAGAGATCGGGGCGCAGTTCATGGGGAGTTACGCCAGTTACTGCGTAAATTGGCAGGACCCGATCTGCTGGTACCACACCGTGGTATCGGTTTTTCCAGCGACTGATCGACATAGGTCTTATACCCAGCATGGATGCTAGATTTGTTGCTGTGCCAGCTGATTTAATAGCTTTAGTTAAACCGTTCATTATTGTCTCCGTCTTGAATACAACCAAATTAAGCCTAAAGCTTAATGATATGTCAAGCCCCAGACGAATTTTCAAGTTTAAGCAAAAGGCTTATTCTTTTATCCATGAAAGAGAAAACCGTACTTAATCCACTACTTGTCGACCGCCTTTCAGAGCTGAATGGACGTGGTATGACCAAATCCGATATGGCCAGGGTTGCTGGGGTAACTCCGCAATCTGTAAACGGCTGGTTTAAGAAAGGTGTGATCAGTAAGAAATCCGCACTTGCCGTTGCTGACGCAGCTGGCGTATCTGTGCCATGGTTGCTCGGTGAGGACGTTGGTGAGAAAGATGGTCTGAAGCCAGATGAACAGCGCCTGTTGGAACTCTACCGACAACTGCCAGAAGAAGAGCAACGCAACATGCTACGTATTGTTTCTTTGCGACTGAAAGAGCTAGACGAATTGTATGCAAAATATATGGGTAGACGCTTAAAAGGTGAGTCAGATTAGTCAGCTAACAAATACGTACGTTTGTTCGTTCAGGAAAGCAAAGTTATGACCATCCAAGAAAGAATTTCTTACGTCATCCCAATTGCGGTTGTAGAAGACACCTCCGGTATTCCTATATTGGTTTATGAATTCGACGAATGGAGTGGAGAGGCAGACATAGCTTTTGGCGTTTTCTTTATAGGTCTTCATGCAGGCAAAGATTACATCGTTGCTGTAAAAGTTCTCAGTGAAGATCACAATGAAACCCTGATCGCTATTGATTCTGATGAGTTCATGAACAAGCGTTCTTTTCGAGTTTCTGCTTCTCCTGATGGCGAGACTGTTGTATCAGCATCCCTAAAAGTTAACTTCGACAATGTTAAAGTCGAGAATCCAGGCATCTATGAGGTTCAAGCTGTACTGATCGATGCCTCTACAAAAAAGATACTAAGCGTCGCAAGTTCATTTTTTGACATCAAACCAACAGGGATGATTCGTAATGAATTTAGATAATACGATAGTGCAACTTCGACCAAATCAGGACGTCTACAAGCATTATGGACAGTCCTCTGGTGAAGATGCATACTCCCAGTATGGCGGTGGTAATGGCGGAGGCAATGGCATGCTTGAAGCAAGGGTAGCAAAGCTTGAGTCTGATGTTGGTTACATAAGGCGTGATGTCGACGAACTAAGAGTTGATGTAAGGTTGATCAACCAAAACATGACTGTAGCTCTTGAACGCCTTGAAGCTATCCGGCTTTCTCTTGATAAAAAACCATCGACAGACATTGTCGAAAAGAAAATAGCAGATGCTAAATTAGCAATTTTGTTGGGTGTTCCTGCAATAATCGCGATTGGTACTGGTTTGTACAAATACCTGCAACACTATATGTAGCTTAAACCCCCTGCTTGTTTTCCTTCAAATTTCATTACTACTGGCCCCTTCTTTATACTGAGCGCAGCTTTCAATCATCCACTCCTCATATCTCGACCACTGAGTCGAGATTTTTTTTGCTACCCGTACGTCGATCATCATCTTTAAGCCTGAAACTTACCCCTCAATTCAACCTTAGACTTGACACCATTTAAGTCCCAGGCTTAATATTGCATTACCAAGACGCACTACAAACCACCAAGGCAGGACGCCCACGAAGTAGCCGCCGACGGCATACGAATAGTCGGATGAGGTGGAGAGATTAACGCGCATCAGGTGTAAACGTTCCGCTGGCCGGCGATAAGGCAACTAAGAGGAGAGGTTAAGGTGAGCGATAAAGAGTCAAACGCGATTAAGGTCAAACCGATTCTGACAAGTAACAACCTGGTATTGAAGGCTGCTGATGCTGCACTGAACGCAGTGCAAGACACTATGGGTAGTCTTCGCGAAGACGATCATTACCTCTATATGAAAATGGCCAGAGCCGCCCTCGATTCTGCACGGGCAGCTCTTGGTAATGATTAATACGTAGTGCCGATATCAATCCCGTGTGCGTATTTAGGTTTTCTGAGACTCACTATAGCCACGCATTCTGGCAATAGAGATTCGACTTTTTCCAGTAAAGCATCCGGTGTGTTGATTGACGGGTCCTTTGAGGCGAGAGCTAGCGCGAGATCGTATGCGACGGAATCAACCGTTCGCCCTGAATTAAATAAGTTACCTGACATAATGATTACCCTTACTGGTTGTGTGAGAACTCCAGTATACCACCGAGCCTGAAGTGGTAAAAAGACAGGCATAACAAGGAGATCAATATGATTGATTACGCACGCAAACCAGGACGGCAGCAGGCCGTAAAACTGAATTTCTTCGAAGTGATTCTTCGTCGGCTCTGTTACCTGCTGGCGCAAAAGGGGAATCCAGATGTGTAACTCAACGAAATGCGGTTACTGCGACAAGCCGGTTAAACCGGAGGAAGTAGTCAAAAGTACCCTTCTCTATCGCAACGGCGCACAGCTGGCGCGCAAAGAAAAAGAATACTGCTCTGAACGTTGTGCTTCGTACGACCAGATGGCCCACGAAAGCTAACGTAAAAGCCGCGCAAGGCGGCCCGTACGTCCGGTGCTCCCGACCAAAGTTACACCGGAAAACTACTTAAAAAACCAAAGTTCACCCAATGGGCGCTATCTCTGGCCCGGGGATCTTACATCCAAAAAAGAGGATCTCACATGGAATTTTTCTATGTAGTTAAGGCTACGCAGAAATCTGGTAAAGAAGACGCAGTGATTTGGTTCACTGCGAAATCAGAAGCCCGTGCAAACCTCCAGCTCGATGTTGAGCTGGAAGATGCTGGTATTGAAACCGGACGCGGGAAGGATTACGCCAAACCGGTTCGCACCGATTTCCCGGTGTATAACGACCTCCCGGAAGAAAGCACCGTGGATTACACCTGGTGCAAACGCTACGAACTGCAGAACGATGGACGCACCTGGCTGCCAAAGGCTGGTGCTGAGTCGACTGGACCCGTGGACAACACTGCCGCACCGGAACCGACCGTTAAAGTCGAAACTACCGTCGAGTGTGTCCCGCTTGAAAACCGCACTCCAGCGGTCCGTTTTGCCGTCCATCTGACCAGCGACAAATACCTGTCCCATATCACTAAAGAGCAGCAGTTGGCTGCCAGCGAAATGTCACTGGATGAAGGCAACACCTATCTCCAGAACCTGCTGCTGGCGAAAAACGGCATTCCAGAAGCTGCCGAACTCAGTCTGAACGCTGAGTGGAAACTAGTCCAGGCGATTAAACAGGTATTCACGCCAGATGAAGCGCACAACAAAGAAATTATTGCTGCATTCATGGCTGACTGGGCGAGAGCTGATGCCGGCGACCGCAATCAGTTAGTTGAAGAGTGGAGAAGCGGAAAGCTTGCTCTTCTCAAATCAGAAAGCACCAGCGACGCCGACGCTACAACTGGTCATGACCTCAAACCTGATAACGGTATCCAGATTGACGAGAATGATGACGAAACCACTCGTTATCCAGTCGTGCGTATGCCCTTCCGCAAGCAGTTACTCGCCCAGTTTACCGCCGACGAACTGCGCCGCCACTTAACCCGCGAAGAATACGAAGGTATCAGCGCGCTGGAGATGGACACCGACAACGGCTACGTCCAGAACCTGCTGCTGGCGGCAGAAAACTGCGAAGAGGTGAAGGGTTACGATACCAAAGACCTGTGGCGCTACACCGATGCCATTCGCAAGGTGTTCAGCCAAGAGAAGCGTCACGAACTCGCTCTGGTACTTCGTTTTACCCGAATCTGGGCTGCGACTGATTACATTGACCGTGGCATTCTGGCGCGCGAATGGGCTGCCGGTAATCGCATCAGTAATGTTCAGCGCACCGATTCTGGTACCAATGCCGACGGCGGGTATGTAACGGATCGCGGCGAAGGCGCGCATCACACTCTGGACACACTCGATCTTGAGATAGCATGTGCCCTACTGCCTATGGACTTCCACCACTTCGAAGTTCCTTCGAGCGTGTTGCGACGCGCCAAAGAAATCGTGGCGAAGAAAGAAGAACCATGGAAATCATGGAGCGCCATCCTGCGTAAACAGCCCGGCGTACTGGCGGTGAACCGTGCGGCAATCTTCAATCTGATCCGCATAGCGCCGGAAAACATCCACCACACGCCAGCGGCTCATCTTGAGTTCGTTAATAAAACCATGACGGCTGAATTTAACTCTGCTGTGGAGTTACTGCCGTTGCCTACTCCTGCAGTTGAGACTGAAACCCCAGTTGAACAACCGCAGGTTGAAAATCTCGGCAGTGGTGTGTTCTCCATCGATGGCCTGATGGGTGGAAATATCGAACCGGTCGTCGATACCTCCTCAAATGAAGTCGAAAAAACGGAAAACGCAGTGGAGACAACCAACGATGTGCAGATGGAAACGGCTAAGCCAGAGAAAGACGAAGATGTTGGTTCGGTACCACCGCGCGAAAGCACTAATGCAGCTAATTCGCAGACAGATTCCATAGCGGCAGAAGAGCAGCAGTCAGAGCCAGTAATCGAATACCCGGCTTACTTCGAGCCTGGCCGCTACGAAGGTCTGCCGAATGATGTTTATCACGCAGCAAACGGTATTAGCTCAACCCAGGTAAAAGATGCCCGCGTCAGCCTGATGTACTTCAACGCGCGCCATGTGGCTAAAACAATACCGCGCACAGCATCCAAAGTGCTGGACATGGGGAACCTGGTGCATGCCCTTGCATTGCAGCCGGAAAACCTCGAAGCAGAGTTCAGCGTAGAACCTGAGATCCCGGAGGGTGCTTTCACCACCACCGCAACTTTGCGCGAGTTCATCGATGCGTTCAACGCCAGCCTACCGGCGCTGCTTAGCGCTGACGAGATTAAAGCGTTGCTTGAAGAACATAACGCATCCCTTCCCGCTCAAGTGCCGCTTGGCGCCAGCCTGGAAGAAACGGCTCAAAGCTATATGGCTCTCCCTGCTGAGTATCAGCGTATTGAAGAAGGCCAGAAGCAGACAGCAACGGCAATGAAGGCATGCATTAAAGAGTACAACGCCACCCTGCCCGTGCCGGTTAAAACCAGCGGCAGCCGTGATGCGCTACTCGAGCAATTAGCGATCATCAATCCAGACCTGGTGGCGCAAGAAGCGCAGAAACCTACACCGCTGAAAGTGTCTGGTACTAAAGCAGACATGATCCAGGCAGTTAAATCAGTTAAGCCCGATGCCATGTTCGCCGACGAACTGCTGGATGCCTGGCGCGACAACCCTGGCGAAAAGATTTTGGTTACCCGCCAGCAGTTGGCCACAGCGCGAGCAATTCAGTCTGCACTCCTGGCGCACCCGACCGCCGGCATGCTGCTGACACATCCAAGCCGCGCCGTTGAAGTGAGCTACTTCGGCTTTGACGACGAAACAGGTTTAGAAGTGCGTGTACGTCCGGACCTTGAAATTGAACTGGACGGCGTGCGCATCGGTGCGGACCTGAAAACCATCAGCATGTGGAACGTGAAGCAAGAAAGCCTACGCGCCAGGCTGCACCGGGAAATCATTGACCGGGACTACCACCTCAGCGCGGCTATGTATTGCGAGACCGCGGCGCTGGACCAGTTCTTCTGGATTTTCGTCAACAAAGACGAGAACTACCACTGGATCGCCATCATTGAGGCGTCCACCGAACTGCTGGAACTTGGCATGCTCGAGTACCGCAAAACGATGCGCGCCATCGCCACAGGTTTCGATACGGGCGAGTGGCCAGCACCAATCACTACCGATTACACCGATGAACTGAACGACTTCGACCTGCGCCGCCTCGAAGCGCTGCGCGCTCAGGCTTAAGGGGGATTTATGCATAACACTAACGTTACCGTTGCTGACCAGAACACCGTTATTAACTCCAACGTGGCTTTGTTTGATTCCCAGTATCTGAACGCCATCAGCACTTTTGCGCAGATCATGGCGCAAGGCACCGCGACCGTTCCTAAACACCTGCAGGGCAATCAGGCCGACTGCATGGCTGTAGCGATGCAAGCGGCACAGTGGCAGATGAATCCCTTTGCCGTGGCGCAGAAGACGCACCTGATTAATGGTGTACTCGGGTACGAAGCGCAGCTGGTTAATGCCGTCATTTCACGCAGCGGCGTGCTGGCCAGTCGTTTTGATTATGAGTGGTACGGACCATGGGAAAAGGTTGTTGGAAAATTCCACATCCGTAAAGGCGACAAAGGCGAGTACCGCGTCCCGGGCTGGACCCTGGCTGACGAAGCCGGGATCGGCATTATTATCCGCGCAACCCTGAAAGGTGAAGATCAGCCAAGGGAACTCGATTTGCTGCTGGCTCAGGCCCGAACCCGAAACTCTACCCTGTGGGCTGACGACCCTCGCCAGCAGCTGGCGTACCTGGCAGTCAAACGCTGGGCGAGACTGTTCTGCCCGGATGTGATTCTGGGCGTTTATACCCCGGATGAACTGGATGATCGCCGTGAAGAAAGAGAGGTAAACCCCGCACCGGCGCAACACGTAAGCCTTGCAGACATTTCAGGTGACAACGTCACCAATACTCAAACTACTCAGGAATCAAGTCAAAACATCGATGCCCTTGCTGATGATTTCCGAGACCGCATCGAGGCGGCTCAGGATGTGGATAGCGCTAAGGCTCTGCGCGCAGATATTGAAACCGTGAAAACAACGCTAGGTTCTGCCCTGTTCACTGAGCTGAAAAACAAGGCCGTGAAGCGTTATTACCTGGTTGATGCGCGGAACAAAGTCGAAGCAGCCATCAATTCCTTGCCACCTTCAGATGAGCCGGATGCAGCTGCGCGGTTCGCAGAAGTAGAGCGCGTTCTTGCAGCGTCGAAACGCCATTTGGGCGACGAACTGCATGGTCAGTTCAGCATCACCCTGGCGGATATGAAACCGGAATACGTGGACTAACGAGATCGGGAGGGGTAACCCTCCCTTAAGGAGAAGAAATGCGACTGATTAATAGAGGCAGTAAGCAATCCCCTTTGGCTCGCCAGGCATGTGATATCGCACTCGCAGCCCACCAGCAAAGATATGGTGACTATGGGCGCAGCAAGATGAAAGAGACCTACACGGTGAGAGTGGAAGGCGTGAAGGTCTGGGTTGAAGTGGTCAACTGCAAGGCAAGCTACGTGGCCACAGCAATGACCGGCATGCGCCGACTGCGTTCCCTGCCCGGCCAGGCAAACTGAAACTGAAATATCAACGACTAAATACCGGCATATCTATACTCATGCCGGTTACCTGAGGTGAACCATGTCGCAGGTAATTTTTAACGAAGAATGGGTTGTTGGCGCAAGGCTCACAGAAAAAACAGGCCTGACCCAACGACAGATTGAGAAGTATCGCCAGGGCTGCTGGGTGGAAGGTGTCCATTTTAAACGGATATCGCCTTCTGGAGAAAAAACCTTGCGTGGCACAACCTGGTATAACTATCCGAGAATTAATCAGTTAATAAGGGATGCGTAAGATGGCAGCTTTGCCTACGGGTGTCGAAATCAGAAACAATAAGGTTTGTATCTGGTTTATGTACCGGGGAAAGCGTTGCCGCGAAATTCTTAAAGGTTGGATTAACACCCCGGCGAACATCAAAAAAGCCGGGAATCTTCGGGCTCTGATCGTTAGCGAGATCAACCTTGGAGAGTTTGATTACAATCAGCGCTTTCCTTCATCATTCAGAGCAAAAAAAACCGTAACTACTGTTTCAGTTCAAACCTTTTCAGAGCTGTGTGAACTGTGGACAAGCATTAAAGAAACCGAAATTAGCGCGAACACGATGCGTAAGACGCGCTCACAACTCGGTACGTTAATGCACATCATCAACGGAGATACGCCTGTTTCAGCTATACGCCACAGCGACATTCTGAAATACAGGAAGGAGCTGTTGAACGGTGAGACACTTTACCTGGCAAATCCCAGAAGCAACAAACAGGGACGCACTGTGCGTACCGTGAACAACTATATATCGCTACTGTGCTCCCTGCTTCGGTTTGCACACAAATCAGGCTTTATAAGTGGCAAGCCCTTTGAGGGGATCAAGAAACTACACAAAGGGAAAGTAAAACCGGATCCTTTAACGAAGCAGGAGTTTAGTTTGCTTGCGGAGTCCGAGCGTGGCCAAGGCCTCAATATGTGGACGTTCGCAGTTTATACCGGTGTCCGTCATGGAGAGCTCGCAGCTCTTGCCTGGGAAGATATCGACTGGGAAAAAGGTACGGCTCATATACAGCGCAATCTTAATGCCTTGGGCATGTTCGGCCCACCAAAAACCGAAGCAGGAAACCGGGTTATTACCCTTTTAGAGCCGGCACTTGAAGCCTTGAAAGCACAACGCAAGCTGACGGCGCTGCAGCCAAAAACCGAAATTGTCTTTAATCATCGCGAGTATGGCGCAGTGGAACATCAAAGTCTGCGATTCGTTTTCATACCCAGGATGCGCAAGGGAGAACAGAAAGCCTACTACTCTTTATCGAGCATAGGTGCGAGATTCAACGCAGCTGTAAAACGTGCTGGTATTCGCCGCCGGAATCCGTACCATACGCGGCATACTTTTGCCTGCTGGCTGTTATCTGCCGGCGCTAACCCGTCTTTCATAGCCAGCCAGATGGGGCATGAAAACGCGCAAATGGTCTATGAAGTCTACGGTGCGTGGATTGAAGAAATGAATGGCGAACAGGTGTTGATGCTTAACGATAAGCTGGCACGCTGA